ATGGCACAGGGAAAAGTAGAAATATGTGGTGTGAATACAGCAAAGCTTCCGATCCTGAATGAAAAGGAGAAGGAAGCTTTGTTTGTGCGTATTAAAGCGGGAGATCAGGAAGCGAAAGAAGAATATATCAAAGGTAATCTAAGACTTGTCTTAAGTGTAATAAGGAGGTTCAGTGCAAGTGGAGAGAATCCGGATGATCTGTTCCAGATTGGCTGTATTGGCCTTATTAAAGCAATCAATAATTTTAATACAGAATTAGAGGTAAAATTTTCCACTTATGCAGTACCAACAGCGGTAGGAAGTGGAGAAAAGGAAGAAAAGACCAAGATTCTATTATATGATTAAGAAAAATAAAGACGGGAGACGGAAATGTAAATATATAGATTAAGAGAAAAAGATTTTGAAAATAATTGAAATCTTTTATTTTTTACTTGACTAGTGGACACCACTATAAAGACAGTTAAGAGAGGAGCATATTATAGGAGGTAAGAACAATGATGAATGTAGAAAAAATCTTAGAAACAATTAAGGAAAATGATTATAGCGTGGTAGCAATTCGCCATTGTTGTCCGGATGAAGAATATAAAATTGGTGACATTTGCAGAAACAGCTTTGAGTGGAATGAAGAATATGAGTGTAGTTCATATGACACAGAAGAACCAGAGGAAATGGACGGCGTATGTGGATACGCAATGTTTGAACTGATTGACACTGATGATGCAGAAGAAGCAAAAGAGATAATCGAAAGAGCTATTGAAGAATCATCCATCTACGATGGAAACAACATTGTAATAATCGGTGGGGACTCTTACTCTTATGGGAATGACGAAAACGAAGTAATTGTTGAAGAAGCAGAAGTAATTGAAATTGCATAAAGGGGAAAAATGAGCGAATTGAACGAAATTCTAGAACAATATGAAAGAAAAAAGGCATAGCTAAAAGCCATACCTAAATTCTGAATTTCTTCTTAAATTCTAACATCTTTCAACTCAACGTTCCGCCATTGACTGGAACGACACTCACGAAAATCATGGAACCGTGAGAATCAACAAAGATTGCTGATAGATATATATTAATCTTAAAAAGATAAAAAGTCAATATCAAAGAAATGAACATAGAGCAACCAAACATTGAAAAAATGTGCATTTTATGGTAAAATATAAGTATCAAAATAGAAATAAAACTAAATAACGGGGACAATGAAATAGCACTTCTGACGGTAAGATGTAATTATCGTGGGAGGTGCTATTTTTTGTATGTGGAAAAGGTAGGTGAGTGTATGGCAAATCTAAATAGCATTGCCAAGAAGTTACAGAAAGCAATACTACAAAAAGGATTAGTTATAAAGATGGGGACAAGTCAGTTTTATTCCGTGGAGCAAAATAGACTTATCACCATGTACATCCTATCTACCAGAGTATTAGAGCAAAAGAAAAACGGGGAATGGAAATATTATGATTATGAAATTCTCCGAACAGCATCGCAGATAGAGATTGTAAATTGTTTAAATGATATATGGAGGGCGGTGAAAGAATGATTGGAGAAAAGACGATAATTCCGGCAGATGTAATACCAGAGAGCGACATTGCTCCGATTATGAGAAGAGCAAACGAACTCAAAGAAGAAAACGAAATGTTGAAAGAAAAGAATGAGTATTTGCAAAAAGAGGTAGAAGACGCAAAGGCTGTCGGAGAACGGGCACTGTGCGAAGTACAGGAACTTATTGAAAAGAATAAGAGACTGGTAGAAGAACACAACAGACAGAATGGAACGATACAAGCACTTAACATTGCACTGGATGTCATTACAGACAGATACAGTAACCTAAGAAAGAGACTGTGTAGAACAGGCAAGGGCGGTGAGTAGCATGGATGGATATATGGAAGAGGGTGGGTAGATGCCAAAAGGAAAAGAACTCACTCCGAAACAGAAAGCGTTTTGCGATGAATATCTGACAGATCTGAACGGAACAAGAGCGTACAAAGAAATATACAAAAGTGCAAAAAAAGATATAACGGCTAGAACGAATGCGAGTAAATTACTAACAAATACCAACGTAAAAGCCTATATTGCTGAACGAATGAAAGAGATCCAGAACGAAAAGACAGCAGACCTCGAAGAAGTGATCCGGTTCTTTTCTTCCGTCATGCGTGGAGAAGTAAAAGACCAGTTCGACCTCGACGCTACTATATCCGACCGCCTGTCTGCCGGGCGTGAACTCATGCGTTGGTATGAGAAAGCCGATGGAGAAGAAAAAGATACTGGTGGAATCACAATCATAAATAACATTCCGAAACCGGAGGGCGCAGATGGGGGAGATTAAGCTTACAGATGTGATAGCTCCGGCTTTTTACGGCGTACATTGGGACATCATAGATGGAAAACATACGTATTATGATTTGTCCGGTGGCCGAGGTTCGACTAAATCTTCGTTTGTCGGTACAGAGATACCACTTGGAATGATGCAAGACGCAGTGAATGGCATACACTCAAATGCGGTTGTATTCCGAAAAGTTGGGAATACACTAAGAGAATCGGTATTTGAACAAATCGCATGGGGAATAGATGCGCTTGGAGCATCGGACGAATGGACATCAAGCTTAAGTCCTATGCAGTATGTGTATAAGCCGACAGGACAGAAGATAATCTTCCGTGGATTGGATAAGGCAAAAAAGACGAAATCTATAAAGATTAGCAAAGGATATTTTAAGTACTTATGGTTTGAGGAATTGGACGAATTTGCCGGAATGGAAGAGGTACGAATGACACAACAGTCTGTTCTCCGTGGTGGCGAAAAATTCGTTGTTTTTAAATCGTTCAATCCACCGATCAGCAACAGCAACTGGGCGAATAAGTACGTAGCAGAGCCGAGAGCGGACAGCTTAAGGCATAAGAGCGATTATAGATCTGTTCCGGTAGAATGGTTAGGGCAACAATTCATTGATGATGCTGAGTATCTGAAAAAAACCAACCCGAGAGCTTATGAGCATGAATATCTTGGAATCCCTGTAGGACTTGGCACAAATATCTTTGAGCTGTTGGAGATTAGAGAGATTACAGATGAAGAGATAAGTAGGATGCAATCTATCTACCAGGGCGAGGACTGGGGATGGTTCCCGGATCCGAAAGCGTTTTTGCGTGTTGCTTATGTTCCAAATCAACAGAAAGTATACGCACTGGATGAATTGGGCGGTTGCAAAATAAGGAACAGCGAGATGGCACGACAGATAAAAGAAAAGGGATATGATGATTGCGCTATCTACTGTGGAGTGGATGAAGAAGAGAGCATTGTTGACTTTCGAGATGCCGGACTTCCGGCACGTAAAGCAATCGTGACACCGGGTAGCCGGAAGTATACGTTTGAGTGGTTGCAATGCCGTACATTGGTCATTGACCCAAGACGGACACCAAGACTTTACAAAGAGGTTATAGAGTATGAGCATGAGCGAGACGGCAATGGCGAAGTAATAGCAGATTATCCGGACGGGAACGACCACTGGATTGATGCATTGAGATATGCTACTAGTCCGATATCTATGAGACGTGGACAGAGTGCGTAGGAAAAGGTGAGTAGATGGGAATTATAGACAAGATAAAGGCGGTGTGGGATAAAGTGTTTAAAACAAACGATGTAAAAAAAATATTCGGAATAGAAACAGGGCGGTCATCTTATATGGACACTGCCCTGTCGAAGTATAAAGACATGCGATCTGGTATTCCGTATTGGTGTACCGGGAGGATAAAGCCGACAAGGTTTTCAAACGTGATTTGCCGTGAGATAGCGAACCTCACACTGTTCAATGCAGATATACAGATTACAGGAAACGATGAACTGCAAAAGAGATTTGATAGCGTAATGAACACCTTACAGGAGAAACAAGAGGAAAGCTGTGCGACCTGCGGAATGATGGTCAAGAGCAATGGTGACGATGTGGAGTTTTTGGATCCGGATTACTTTCTGATTACAGACACCAACACGGACGGGGATGCGTTAGCAGCTATCTTTTTCTCATACCTCAAAAAAAATGACAAATACTACACAAAAGCAGAGTATCACAGATTTGAGGATGTCGGACTGGAACGTGTATACCATATATCCAGTAAGGCTTTTAAATCGGACAACAAAGATATGATCGGTACAGAGATTACGCTTGACAGGGTAGATGAATGGAAAGACATTGAGCCGGAAGTGTACGTGCATGGATTAGAATATCCACTGTTCGTCTACTGGCGCAATCCTTATGCAAATGCGATTGACAAGGAATCTCCACTGACTGTCCCGGCATTTTCGGAATGCATTGAGGAATTGAGATGGCTCGACATTGCATTAAACATGATGGGGGATGAAACAGAAGATAGTAGGCATATTACTTACGTACCGCAGACAGCTATTGAATATGCAGACAAACACTCTATTGAATTGCCAAGATTTATCAAAGGCATCGAAATGGGAGCGAATGAAGACAACATCAAAGAGCACGTTCCAACGTTATTAGTAACTGAGCGTGTGGCGGGGATAAACTTCATGCTGTCCATCATTGGATATAAATGCGGATTCTCAAACGGATATTTCTCTTTCGATCAGAATCAGGGCATACAGACAGCAACACAGGTAGAATCTGACGATAGGCGTACACTGCATACCATCCAGGCATTCCGAAACATTTTGGACGGAAAGAACCATGATGGAGTACTGCACAGAATCATCTATATCTTATATGCAGTCGGCACAGCAAACGGAACTATCCCGGCAACGAACTACCAAACAGCATGCGATTTTGAAGACCTTGTATATAACTTAGAGGATGATCGTGCACGGTGGTGGAACTATGTTTTACAGGGCAAGGTTCCAGCATGGATGTATTTTGTGAAATTCGAGGGAATGACAGAACAAGAAGCGAAAGCAATGATTGAAGAAGCACAGGAACAGAATAAGCCGGACAGTGGATTGTACGAAGAATAGGAAAGAGGTGAACCAAAATGGAATATCTTATCATAGATCCATCAACAAGAAAAATTACAATCCCCAAAAGCGAACAACTTTTTGGAGTGTACGGAGAGGGCAATATTGAAAGAAAACATTTCAAATGTCCGAAAATCGTAGGAGATAATGTCGACTTGTCTGACTGCTACATTTTCGTAAATTACTATACTGCGAAAGGATTGCCAGGCAAATATACCGTAAAAGACGTTAATGTAGACGGGGAGAATATAACTTTTTCGTGGGAGTTAAAGCAACACATCTTTGACGCAAACGAGGATACATCTATATATTTTGCGGTAGAAGCGAAAAACAAAGATAAAGTAGAAGTGTTCAGAACCAGCCCGGCTACTGGAAAGACCAAAGAGACGATAGACACGGATACAGAGATTGAAGAGACTCACGCCGATGTCATTCTCGACCTTATATCCAGAGTAGACACATTGGAGAAAGAACCTATCTCTGAAGAGCAGATAGAGAAATCTGTAAAAAGCTATCTGGAAAAGAATCCTATAGAAGAGACGGATCCAACGGTACCAGCATGGGCAAAAGAGGAAGAGAAACCTACTTATACCGCAGAAGAAGTCGGAGCACTGCCGAGTACGACCGTGATTCCATCGAAACTTTCAGAACTGACAGCGGACGATGAACACGAAACTGTGACAAAGGAAGAGAAACAAGCTTGGAACGCAAAGAGTGACTTTTCAGGAGAATATAGAGATTTACGTGGAAAGCCAGAACTTGCGGAATGGGCGTTGCAAAGCGAAAAGCCGACATATACAGCAGAAGAAGTAGGAGCACTGCCGGACACAACGGAAATCCCGAAAAAGCTGTCCGATCTACAGGATGATGCAGAACACCGTATCGTTACAGATGCAGAAAAACAGAGTTGGAATGACAAGAGTGATTTCTCTGGTAATTATGAAGACTTAAAAGGAAAGCCAACAATCCCAACAATCCCCACAGTGCCAACAAAACTTCCAAATCCACAAGCTCTGACAATCACGTATGGCGGTAAAGCACACATCTATGATGGAAGTGAAGCAATTGCAATCACCATAGAGACAGGTGGTATCGAAAGAATAGAAAAACTTGCTACAGATACCACGGTAACCTTAGAGCCTAACAAGCTCTATATCTTTCCAGAAATGACATCATTAACATATACCATTGGAGAGGGCACAGGAGAGGTGCATTTTATTTTTAAAAGTGGTGCAACGGCAACACGAGTAGTACATCCAGCCGGTGTAAATATCGGTAACTTTTCGGTCGAGAGTAACAAGGTATATGAGGTGTCAATCTTAGAGGGCTTGCTGACGAGCCAGAATTGGAGTGTGAGCTGATATGTTAAGACGGAGAACATTAGGAAGTAAGGAAGAAGAAACAAGCGAATGGCTCTATGAAGCTTACCTAACCGATACTGGAGAATGGTACGGCAAGCGGTGTCCGGCTATTGTATTCGATGTGAAACAAGGAGAACGGTATTATATCGAATGGAGCAATGTAAGAACGGTGGGTAAATACATCTATGATATGCGTAGATGCGGTGGAGCGTACTTGTTATATACTCCAAATCGGCTTGCAGAATCTGGAAGCATCGAGATTGTTATCCCATCAGACGGAATACTATATGTTGGTGTTGGAAGCAACGCTAATGTAGCGCATGGAGGTTTTGTCGCCGCTTGCTTTGATGGAGATTATATAAAAATAAAGAAAGCGAGGTGATTAAAAAATGTATGCAAAATTACAAAACGGATTCTTGCGCAGTGCACCCAAAACGATTGTGCTTGATGGCAAGACTATCAACAATCCATTGCCGGAAGAACTGGAACAGTTAGGATATAAACAGGTGGTGTACACAGATACGCCTATTGAGGTAACAGAGGGCAAGCACTGGGAATCCAGTTGGGAAGAGGAAGAGAATGCGATTAGGCAGGTGTGGAAACTTGTGGATGACCCAGTTTATCCAGAGCCAGACTTAAGTGCAGAAGAAGCACTCAATATCATAATGGGGGTGGTACAGTGACAAGAGAACAAGCAGAGCAGTTGCGGAAGTTGTTGGAAAACCAAACCGCCAACATGACCGATGAACAGATATTGAAGTATCCAGACTTTGTGGAGAAATGGCAGTCTGGTAAGGCATATGCAGTCGGTAAGCGGTTGGAATACGATGGTACTATCTATAAGGTACTTACCGCACACACAAGCCAAGATACATGGACACCGCCGGATGCGCCGTCCTTATTCGCTAAGGTGCTTATTCCAGATAGTAGTACAGTGCCAGAATGGGAACAACCAGACAGCACGAATCCATATGCCAAGGGCGATAAAGTTACACACAATGGCAAGACATGGATTAGCACGGCAGATAACAACGTCTGGGAACCGGGCGTGTATGGATGGAAAGAGGTATAAGGGGACACGTCAATCCGAAAGATAAATGATAATGTCTGTAAAGGAGGACTAAAAAATGGAACAGATTATTAGTTATGTAAAGCCGGAGTTAATGGTGGTTTCTTTTGCCTTGTATTTTCTTGGGAAATGGATGAAAAATTCAAAGAGAATTAAGGATAAAGACATTCCACTCTCTCTCGGAGGTATTGGAATTATTATTTGCGGAATGTATGTAACAGCAACTTGCGATTTGGACAGCATGAAAAACGTTTTTATGGCACTGTTCACGTCTATAGTACAAGGCATCATGGTAGCCGGACTGAGTACATACGTTAATCAGATTATTAAGCAGATTGGAAAGGACGAATAAAGATGGCAACAAGTACGGTTAATATTATTGTTATTTGCGTTTTCCTTCTTTTGGTTACAATAATTCCCGATGGAAAGGATAAGTAATGCTTACGCCGGAATATCTCTTTCATGTGACCGAGGGTGCGGAAAAGATAACATCGGACATGCATAAAAACATCATGGACATGATCGTTGAGCGCATAATGGTGCGTATAGGTCGTGGGGAAGATTATCTGCTTACGGCTACAGACAGGTGGCAGATACAGGTGCTACAAGAATCCGGCTACTTATTGGAAGACATACAAAAAGAGATTGCTGACAAAACGAAGAAGCAAGAGAGCGAGCTGAAAAGCGCATTTGAAGAAGCTGGTATAAAAGCTATCGAGAGAGACGATGCGATATATAGGGCGGTAGGACTATCACCTACGCCCTTGTTGCAATCTCCGGCATTGCTCAGAATACTGGAAAGAGATTATAACGCTACGTGTGGAGAATGGAGAAACCTTACACGAACAACGGCAGATGAAGCACAGAAGTTGTTTCTGAAAGAGGTGGACAATGCTTACCGCATGACGTCGAGCGGTGCCGTATCATACACACAAGCTGTCAGAAATGCTGTTGACAGGATTGTAAAGCAAGGCGTTAAAGTATCGTATCCGTCCGGTAGAGAAATGAGCATTGAATCAGCCACAATGATGACTGTCCGCACAGGGATAAGCCAGTGTGCCGGAGAAATCTCGCTAAAACGAATGGAAGAATTGGAATGGGATACCATCTTAGTATCTGCACATGTAGGAGCACGAATTGGTGATGGCGGTAACAATCCAACGAACCACTTTGGGTGGCAAGGAAAATTCTATTCCCGGACAGGCAAAGACAAGAGATTCCCGGACTTCCGAACATCGACAGGCTACGGAACGGTGACAGGGTTGTGTGGCGTGAACTGCCGACACTCTTTCGGGTCCGGTGACGGTGAAAACAATCCGTATGCAGATATTAACCTGTCGAGCGAAGACAATATAAAAGCGGAAGAGCGTGCGAAAAAGCAACGGCTTATGGAAAGACGCATCCGCAACAGCAAGAGAGAGATTCAGAATTTGCAGACTGCTATAGATGCAAGCGGAGACGATAAACTTAAATTCGAATTGCAACAGATGTATGACCGCAAATCAGCGGTACTCAGACGGCAGAATAAGCAATACCGTGAGTTCTGCAAAGATAATGGTCTTAAAGAATATTCGGAACGTCTACGGGTAGCACAGTGGGATAGGTCACAGGCTGTGAAATCAGCAAAAGCAGCACAGAGATATATCAATTCAAAGGAAAAGTGAATATGGAACTAATAACACAGATACTTGCTATATGCGGTGCTATATCTGTTGTCGGTGGTGCTGTTGCGGTGCTTTCCGGGTGGTACAAATCATGGAAAGCACCAAAAGAAAAACAGGACAACCGTATAGAACAGATTGAAAAGCGAATAACGAACATTGAAACATCTATCACAGGGATTAATCAGAAACTTGATAACGATTATAAAAACATAAGGAATACGAGGGATGATATGAATCTATTAATGAGAAGTATGTTTAATTTGATCGAAAACAAAATCACAGGGAATAACATTGAGGGTTTAAAAAAAACTCGGGAAGAGCTTGTAAATGCTATGACGGACAAGAAACCAAAGGAATTATGAAAATATACTCTTTTACACGACCAGAACTTGACTATTTTGAGTTAGAATGCAACTTCACATCGGATGAATTGAAACTGTTCCGGCTCCGTGCTAAAGCTATGCCTTTAGAGGACTGTGCGGAAGAAATGAATGTGAGTGTGTCTACGGTCAAAAGATTGAGTAGAAGAGTGAATGATAAGATTGAAAGGGTGGTATAGGTATGTGGCTTGAAGATGTAAAACCTTGTAAAGCGCACATCGAAGCAACTGGTCAAGAAGTATCAGGCGTACTTGGGTTTGGCGAAATAAGTTTTAACGCTGGCTGTATTATTGACGAAAAAGGACGAAACAAATATAAGCATGGACATACAGCGCATATTCCTGTTTTTGAAACTGCTGAATTTGTAAAACCTTTTGAGCACTTTACAAATGTCCATACAGAAAAAATAGATTTCAAAGCATATTACGGACCAAGAACTGAAACTAATACATTTTGCTTAGTTGGAGCAAAACCGATATCTGAAGAAGAGCACAACAAAATTACAGGTACAAATGGATGATTATATGATTGAAAGGGGATAAAGGTATGAACTTCGGAGAAGCCATAAAATGCATGAAAAAAGGAAAGAAAGTTACACGCAATGTATGGAAAGAAAACTTTTTTAATGGGAGAAAACAGTTTATTTTTATTGGAAAAAACAAAGGTTTAACAACGAATACGTTTCTTGCAATTCTACCAGAAGAAGAATGTTTTTCGGACTGCATTATGAGTTACACAAGAAAAGGAAGCTTTCAGCCAAACTGGACACCAACACAAGAAGATATGCTTGCCGAGGATTGGGAAATGTATCCGGCAGAGGAAACGGTAGTCGATGAAACGCCGAACATGACGGCAGATGCAATGATTGATCTAAAAAACCGTATCGGGTGGAATATTAAATTTTATTCTACCGGGGAAACAATTATTTCTGAGCACATGGACTATCAAAAACTCTTAACCGGGGCAGAAAGTACATATAAACTGTCGTTTGCTGTCCCTAAAAAAAGTCTTGATGGTTTGTCAATGACAAATAAATGCCAAAATGTTATTGTTTCTGGACTTTTATTCAAAGTATATGTTTCTAGGAATATTGCTGACGATAGCCTTTGGCTCGTGACTGAAAGTGCCTTATCTGAAAAAGAATTTCACACGATTATAAGATTGGAGAGGTGATTCTATGATTCCTAAGATTTTTAAAATAAGTGGATATCTCATAGACCCGACAGGCAGACTTGAGCCACACCACATTAAGGCGAAAATGCTTTACGGCTGTGGATTTCCACTTGTAGGACAGCACATTCACGTACAGAAAGCAGAGATTAAGAAGCTGGATGAAAAGCATCCACTCATGAGAGAGAACTGTGATTTGGCAGAATGCGAGAAGTATTTCAATGACGAACCTCCGACAGTGAGCAATAGAAAAGTTGAACCCGGACAGGTGTACAGGCACTTTAAGGGCGAGACAGTAAAAGTCCTGTATATTGCACAGGATAGCGAAATGCCGGGACAGTTCAAGGTAGTGTATGAATGTTCTGGTGGCGTATGGTGCAGACCTTATGGGATGTTTGTAAGCGAAGTAGACCGGAAGAAATACCCGGATGTGAAGCAGAAGTACAGATTTGAGTTAGTGGAGGAATAATTATGATTTTTAAAGAAGCGTTTGAATTAATGAAACAGGGTGCGAAAGTAAAATTGCCTGGATGGAATGGTTACTGGTGTTGGGATAATGATAAGCAGACGATTATGATTCATTGCAGACCAAAGGATTCCGACAAAGGACAGGGAGATGTTCTTGATATCCGTGAAACGCAGAGAGTAGAATATACTTTCATGCACACACAGAGAGACGATTGGATGGTTGCTGATGAAGAAAATTGCGGTATTCTCGGTGGTCAGTCAACATTTGGATTTGGAGATGCTATCCGTTATCTGAAAAGAGGACTTAAGGTAGCTCGTAAAGGTTGGAATGGTAAAGGAATCTATCTGGAAATGTATTCGCCAGAAGTCAATCTTGAAACTATTGCAGAAGCAGTGCATAACGCATGGTGGGAAGAAAAGAAAAAACAGGGAGTTACAGATCACCCGGATATGATTCCGTATTCTGAACTAAGTGAAGAAGTGAAAGAATACGACAGAGTTACAGCAAGAACAACTATTGAAGCATTCAATTATATGACGCATTCGTTCATATATATCAACACTACTGGATTACAGACAGAAAATCCTTATGCGCCTAAAAATAAAGTGCCGTGGACACCGTCTCAGACAGATATGCTTGCGGAAGATTGGGTATTTGCAGAATGATACCGAAAGCACAAAATAATAAGTGATACTTTTTAGAGACTTTAACGAACTGTTAAGGTCTCTTTTTTATGCGTAAAATGAAAGCATAGAGAACAACAAATGCTAATTTACAGGAGGTATGAGTATGAATCCATATATGTCATATACACCGTACATGCCACAGGATGCTTATATGCAAGACCAGATGGCATTACGACAACGGATAGACAACTTATCACAGGCTCAACAGCAATACAAGGCACAGGCACAACCGAACGTGAACTGGATACAGGTGGCCGGGATTGACGGGGCAAGAAATCAGATTGTACAGCCGGGAACAACGGCTTGGATGATGGATAACAATGCACCGTATTTCTACGTTAAATCTGTTGACGGTGTGGGAAGTGTTACGTTTAAGGCTTTTGAATTCCATGAGGTACAGGCGAACAACCCACAACCTGTAGTGGAAAACATGGACGCTAAGTACGTAACAAGAGAAGAATTCAACAAATTACTGGATACATTGAAACCTCAGCCGGAAGAACAGAAAGGGGAGCTGACGCATGAGTAATCCGTTAATGGGAATGATGGGCGGTATGCCGGGTGGCAACAGTCCATTCGGAATGATTCAAAAAATGATGGGGATGGTGCAGAACACGCAGAATCCCGGAGCAATGTTGCAGAATATGGCGCAGAGCAACCCGAACATCAAAAAGGCTATGGATATGTGCCAAGGAAGAAACCCGAAAGATGTATTTATGGAGATGTGCCAGCAAAATGGCATGAATCCAAACGACATTATTAATAAAATAAAGTGATATCCGGACGGAGTGCACACGTCTTGATAAATAAAAGAAAAGGAGAACCAACATGAACGAGGGATTAAACACACTTAGTGCTGCCGATGTAGCAGCAGTCACAAGAAACAACGATGGAAATATGTGGGGTGACGGTGGATGGTTCTGGATTATCATTCTTGCTTTCCTGTTTTGCGGTAACGGATGGGGAAACAACAACGGAGCACAGGACGCTTTTATCTCTGACGAATTTGTGAAAAGAGATATCTTTAACACAAATCAGAATGTGTCTAACACAGCTTGCGAGACACAGAGAGACGTATTAGAGAACCGCTATACCACACAGCTCGGCTTGCAGAACTTACAGGCTCAGCAGGCTCAGTGTTGCTGTAACACACAGAAAGAAATCTTACAGAGTAGATATGATGCAGCATTACAGGCACAGAACATGCAGGCACAGATGGCACAGTGTTGCTGTGATATCGAAGAAAAAATCTTGGCAGATGGACAGGCTACACGCCAGTTAATCCAGGATAACACTATTCAGAACTTGAGAGATAAGCTTGCTGATCGTGACAGAGATTTGCAGACAGCATACTGGCAGATCTCACAGGTATCACAGACCAATAACATTATTGATGCAGTGAGACCGACACCAAAACCGGCTTATATGTCTTGCAGTCCATATTTTGCGTATAACGCATTTGGTAATGGTTGCTGTGCAAGTGGGAATGTGATGTAAGTGAATGATATATCACTACTTGACTTTCTGACAGTGTACGGAGTTGCTTTACAGATAGCGAATTTTAACAGTGATCTATCACAGGCAAGTAATTCCGACATCGAAAAACACTTGCACGAGCAAGACAGTAAGTATTTTTTAAAAATAATTGAAAACCAAAACAAAATCATAAGCATGTTGGAAGAATCCATATCTACAAAAAAGTAGTCTTGCGAACATCAAAGAGAGTAGGCATGCGCTTGCTCTCTTTTTTAAGAAAGGAGAAAAAATATGTTAAATTCTATTGCTAAAAACGCTCAGACAGTAGCAACAAATCAGAATGTATTATTTACGGAAACAAGAGTGAAAAGCCGTAGATGTGCTTGTAACACAGGATGGCTTTCACATGACAACGGCAGTGGACTTTTTGAAATCACAAACCGTGGAAATCTGCCAATGGCGGTCGAAGTTGAGTTTAACGGAAACGTTACGGCATCTGCAATAGGAGCGGTAGCGTTATCTATCAAACAGAACGGGGAACCGGTTTCTGGTACGGAAATGGACTATACAGTAGCAACGGCAAATGTGTATCAGAATGTCGGGGCAACTACATTGATTGCAGTTCCGGCCGGAAGTAGCGTCACTATATCGGTTGGCAACGTTGGCACAGTTGACACATTGGTTAAGGATGCGAATATCATCATTAAAAAGCTCTCATAGAAAAGGGGTGAGTTTCTATGATTGATTTTAAAAGCAACCTAGATGTTAAAACTCCGAAAGAAATCTTTGCCGAAATCAATGAACGGTTTATCGGAGCGGTCATGATGCACGGGCAGTTTGCGGACTACTTTGATTTCCTTGGCTTAAAAGGCTTTAAGCGGATGCATGAGTACCAGCACATTGCGGAAAGCTTGGAACGTAGGAAAGTGTGCCGATATTTTATAAGCCATCACAATCAGCTTATTGATGATGAATTTGATGGAAAAGTAAATGTTATCCCGGATGCGTGGCGAACGGCCAAACGTTTAAGCGTTGGGAAAAGCACAAAGCAGAAAGCCGTAGAAGATGGATTTGTCGAGTACCACAATTGGGAATCCGAAACAAAGGAAGTGTACGAACAGTACGCACACACGCTAAGAGAAAACGGTCATGTGGCTGATGCTATGTTTGTGGAATGTTTGGTAGAGGATGTAAGCGAAGAATTAAAAACTGTAGAATGTATGATTAACGACCTCATATCTACCGGATACGACATGGTATACATCACAGAAATTCAATCGGAGATTCACGACAAATACAAAAAGAAAATGAAAGGAATCGAGGTGTAATAAATGAGCGAGATCAAAAAGATTTTGGAAGAACAGCTTGAACGTGAGAAAGCATCTGCAAAGAAAGACTTAAATATGTCTAACTTACAGGCAATGTACATGATTACATCTACATTATGTAATATGAAATCTTTGGAATGTGAAAGCGTACCAGGGATGATTGCGGATGCATCGGAAAACCTTATCAAGAAGTACAGTAACGGAAAGTACGACAAAAACATTGATGCACTATATGACCAGTACATTATGGCGAAAGAGATGTATCAGCAGAACGGAGATCAGGCACATAGAGACAAACTGATGGAAAGTGTCGGAAAACTTATGGTAGAAGTGTACGACATGCTTTCCTCTATGGTGATGGATTCAGATTTTGCGGAAGAACGGAAAGAAATTCAAAGGCAAATCAAGAAGCTTGCGGAAATGTAAAAACATGGGTACGGAGTACAATATATATTAATGTTACGATATATACGGTGAATCACATAGGACATTTTCTTTTCTTACTTGATACACCTCCTTTCAATAAAGCCTAATAGCGGAATGCTGATTAAAGGGCGGTCAAACGCCCGTTAGGCTTTCCCCTAAGGTTGCGGACTTAGGGAACCGTCATCTTATGTTACCTCCTAAAGATATAATATGATAAATTTTCATCCCGCAAAGGATAGTGCACAGTATGGTGCTTGGATTCATGTCCGGCTATCCTTTTTCTGTATAGAGTTAGTTACGGAACAATATGCAGATTGACCGTCAAATAGCCGTAACAGTGGTTGGAACTGTATAGAGGGAACACTTGCACCAACCACTAACGGGATATAGTTCAATGGTAGAACAAAAGTCACAATCATCTCTTTGAAAAAAGACTTATGTCCACGGTTCGATTCCGTGTATCCCGATTACCCCGACAGAGGTTCATCTGTCTGAATCCCTACCGCAGACGAAGCGGTTAATAAGAGACGTTGAGGAGGATATGCAACATGAAAAATATTATTCAGATTATCAAGGATGCTGGTCTTGAAATTACAGATGAGCAGAAAAAGACAATCGAAGATGCAGTGAAAGAGAATTACAAAAGCGTATCTGACTATGATAAGCAGACACGAAAAGTAGAAACTCTGACACAGGAACGTGACAACTTTAAAACACAGTATGAAACAGCGAAAGAGACTTTGGACGGGTTCGAAGGTAAAGACTTCGATGCGATCACAAGAGAACGTGATGAGTGGAAGACGAAAGCTGAGAATGCAGAAAAAGAATGGAAAGACAAGCTTGATGCCAGTGAAAAAGAGTACAACCAGAAGATTGAAGAAAGAGACTTCAATGACGTTCTGACAAAGGCTCTTGCGGGCGAAAAATTCAGTTCTGATTTTGCCAAGACTGGCATTATCAACATGATTAAGGATAAAGGCCTGAAACGTGAGGGCGAAAAGATTCTTGGTCTTGATGATTACATGAAAGAATTGAAAGAATCTCAGAAAGATGCTTTCGTGGCTGATGGTAAGACACCACCAGTATTCACTACACCTACAGAAAAAGGTGAAAGTGAACAGAAAGCAGAGCCGTTTGTTCCTGGAACTGTTTGGTAAAACCATACTGTGAACCGACTATCAATAGGAGATAGCCGTTGACCTTAAAGAATTAAAGGAGAACAAAAATGGCAGAAACAACAAGAATTACATCGTTAAATATGTTACTTGACACAACCGGAAAAATGCTTCTTGCAGAAGAGTACGGAAAGGTCATTGAAAACGTCCAGAAGAACACTATTTCTGGAAAAATGAAGAATACCGAACTTTCCGGTGATCCGTCAGCCGGAACCGTAGAAGCAAAACGATTCGCAAATGCGACATCTAAGAATTACGGAACTGCCAGAGGTGCAGCTAAAGGTGATGGAGTAAAAGGAAAGCCGGTTACGATTCCGATTAATGTAGATAAGGAAATTGTAGAAGAGGTTGAACAGAAAGACGTATCTCTTCTCGGAGTAGAGGGACTTATTGCAAAAAGAACAGCAAACCATGCGCTCAGAATGATCGCAGAACTCGACACTGAGTTCTTCAAAGTTGCCGGAACAGATGCGACAGAAGTTGATCTGACAGGTATTACAGCTATTGAGGAACAGGCTGAAACCATGATTCAGCAGTGCGAAACTACCAAGAATGAATATGTGGACGGAGTACCTCGTTCTATGATGAACATGATCTGTACACCGAAATTCTACGGAAAAATCCGCACATATCTGGACAAAGTTACAGTGCCGGTCGTTGGCGTGGCTGACGAAGAGTTCTACGCTTATCATGGCGTAAAAACATTCTCATGCGTGCACATGCCGACAGACGTTGATGTGATCGTGATGGTGGATGGAGCTATCGCACAGCCTGTTAAATCCACACCATACAGTGCTGAGAAGATTCCTCTTTCAGAAGCGTACGGTATCGAACTCTTCTACCATTACGGAACAAAATCTGTAATGCCAGACCTTATCTTCAAAAACAAGAAAGGTGAGTAAGCATGAGACGGTTTGAAGATTTGGAAACAGGAAGAATTTTATCAACTGGGCATGAAACGAGTGCTCAGTTGATGGAGAACAATCCACAAAAATATAAAGAAATTTCAGTTGGAAAAACTAAAGCTAGATCAAATTCTAGTAAACAGGAAAATTAGGTGAAGCACTATGGCGTACACAGATTATAAGTTTTATACAAAAAAATTTTTCGGAAAAACAATTCCAGAAAGCGAATTTCGTGAATATGTAGAGCGAGCCAGTGACTGCGTAGACAACTACACGATGGATCGTCTTGTCGATGGACTTCCAGAAAATGAGCGAGCAGAAACAAAAGTTCAAAAAGCTGTATGTGCAGTAGCTGATGAAATGTATAAGATAGATCAATCTAAAAAAGCTTCTATGGATGCCATAGGAACCATACAGAGAGAAGATGGGACGGTCGTAAATAAGACCGTCTCTTCTATTTCTTCTGGAAATGAAAGCATATCTTACGCTAACGGGAACAGCCAGAGCAATCGGTATACCGTAGCAGCTACCAATTTGCAAGAAGAGAAAAGAATACTTCTCGAAGCAGCGGTTAGCTATCTTTTTAACGTTACCGATGATAACGGAGTGTACTTGCTATATAGAGGGATTTGAACAATGAGAATTATTAAAAGATTATTTTGCAAACACAAAAAGAAAATCCATGTCGGAACGTATCTGGAAGATATCGGAAACGGGATAAAAGAAACAAGGCACATATGGAAGTGTGAAAAATGCGATAAGAAGTTTTATTAACGAGAGGTGATACCAATGTATAGCAAAACTATAACTGTATTCAACAAATATGTGAATCAAAAGGATGAAATATTTTGGTATCCTACCGTAATTAAAGGTGTTCAACTCATTGTTGATAAATCCGCAAACATCGAAAAGACAGGACTTGATACGGCTGACACGGCAACGCTCCATGTTCTGTATCACATGGCATCCGATGAAAAAGTAGTAGCTGGCAAAAAGTATCTTGAGCCTAAAAAATGGGCGAAGCAAATTAACGATACGCTTGGACATACCGTCACATTTGCAAGCGGTGACTTTTTCATTGAGGGCGAACATGATGAAAAGATGATAGCAGGCGAAGACTATCAGAGCCGGAGAGATGGTGGCTTTTATGATTATATGAACAAAAATCACGACAATGTATTCTTAATCACCAATGTCGGAACATACACACTTATCCCACATTTTGAGATAGGGGGAAAGTAAATGGCACGTAGCAGAATGTTTCACTTTCCAAATATTTCGATAGTTGAAGCTGACATCAAAGTGAACGTTAGCCTTGACAGATTTGAAAAACAATTCCAAGATGCTCAACTTTGGCTGGATGAACAAGTATGGACAGGCACAAAAAAGTATATTCCACAAAGAGACGGGATGCTGATTGATACAACCAATACGCAGAACGAAGCTTTGAAAGGTAGTGGAAAGGTTTATGCCGGATATGGTCCTTACGCAAGATTTTTGTACATGGGAAAAGTCATGGTAGACCAGGAAACAGGTTCACCTTGGGCGAGACCAAAAGCAAAAAAGGTCGTGACAGACCGTGATATCCAGTTTTCGAAAGTGCCAAATCCTTTTGCAACAGACCATTGGTTTGATGCTGCTAAAGATGAATTTGGTGATACATGGGTAAAAGGAGTGAAGAAACGTGCAGGCGGTGGATAATAAAAAAACAGTGAAATACGATGTTGACGGATACGACATTGTAACAAATGCACTTAAAGATTTGCTGAATCAGTATCCGGGATTGGAAACCGGAGAAGTGTTTAAATTCTCCACACTCAAAGAAGATGACGGAATGGCATTCTATCCGGTATCCGGTGCGGTGATTGCACAGGAGAAAAAATCGGTAACAGGTAAGGTGAATCAGCTTTGCAACTACCCATTTTATATCGTGTACAGGACATCCCGTGATTCTCCGAATATGAAAGCGGATATCAAGGAATTTCTTGATAGTGTAGGTAAATGGCTGGAACGACAAACAGTCGTGATTGATGGCGAAAAGCATAGGCTTACATCTTACCCAACACTTACAGAAGAACGAAAAATAGAAGAGATTACAAGAATCACACCATCATACCTTGACAAAACTTACGAAAACAATGTGCAAGACTGGGTGATTAGTATGTCTCTTAAATACAGAAATGTATTCATAAGAACTAATTAACCGGACATCAATTGGAGATGTTCGCTGACCGTAAAAAGTTAACGGTAGAAAGGACTATAATATGGGAAATCTTAGTAGAGAAGCACTCGCGCATTATCTGGACTATAGTTTCAAACAGACAGTAGCAAGTGCTACGTGGGAAATCCTTGGTGATGACATTGACGATATGTCGGTTGATCTGAACCCGGATACAGAGACAAAGAAGAACATTCTTGGTCAGACAAAAACAACAGATAATGGATATGAACCGTCTATGGATGCAGATACATACTATGCAAACCCGGACAAAAAGCTGTATCCGAAAATTAGGGATATTGCAATGAAACGATTGAAAGGAGCGGACTGCAAAACACTTATGCTGGAAGTCCTTGTGGAAGATACAAGTGCGGAAAACCACCTTGCATATGTTGAAGAGGTTATGGTAAAACCTCAGTCTTATGGTGGAGATACATCTGGCGTAAACATTCCGTTTAAAGTATCTTCTGACGGTAAGAGAACAGAGGGATATGTAAGTGCTACTTCGCTTGCTTCTGGCAATCCAGAATTTACAGCCGGAGCAATTCCACATAGTCTTTCTACAGGAAAAGAAGTACTGTAACGCTTTATTAACAGGAGGAATAATATGAGCAACAAGTTACCAAAAAAAAGAAATGATAGCGAACTGGTTATTAAGATAAATGATGGCCGAGTCAAAATTCCGATCAAAAACCAGTTTGGTGAAACTCTTGGAAATATAGTGTTCGCACCGACTGACACTAACATTGTTGACAGATACGAAGAAGTCGTTCGATTTTGGAAAAATTACAAGATGCCGGAAGATGACAGCATTGAAGTTGCCAGAAAAGCAGAAAAGGAAATTGCAGAGAAAATGTCTTATCTGATTAATGGAGACGCAGAAAAAGCGTTTTTCCGGGTTCTCGGACCGTTTTCGCCAATGGATGATGGAAGAATTTTTCTCGAAATTGTAATTGACAGTGTTGCAAAAGTCATTGAAACAAAATTGAACACAAACGTAACGAAGGTACAGCGCCGTGTAAATAAGTATGTGGCCAAGTACCACAACTAATGGATGTCTGGAAACTCCCCAAATCTGTTAAAGTAAACGGCAAAGAATATCGAATACGCTCAGATTACAGAGCCGTGTTAGATATTCTTTGTGCTATTAATGATCCCGACATAGTGGACGGAATGTCAGAGGAAGAAAAAAACTTGGAGATATACACAACGATTCTGGCTATATTCTACGAAGACTTTGATAATCTTCCAACGGAAGACTGGGAAGAAGCTTTAAAGACGGCGAAAGAGTTTATCGACTGCGGATTTAAGGGAGATAAGAAAAAACCGCAACTTATGGATTGGAAAAAAGATGCAAAGATTCTGATTCCGGCCATTAATAAAGTGGCGCATGAGGATATTCGTGAGAAAGAGTACTTGCATTGGTGGACGTTCATGGGACTTTTTATGGAGATTGGAGAATCACTTTTCAGCACTATCACTAACATTCGTGAAAAAGTCTCGAAAGGGAAGAAATTGGATAGTTGGGAAAAAGAATTCTATTCTAGCAACAAAGAACTTGTTGACCTTAAAGCGACACCAGAGCGAAGCAAAGAAGAAAAAGAAGAATTAAGAAGAGTATTCGGACTCGTAAATAATTAACCGGGTATCATGTGGAGATGCCCGCTGACCGCAAATATTTAGCGGTAGAAAGGACAATACATGACAGAAGATGGAAGTATTGTTATTAACACAAAAATCAGAACTGATGGCGTAAAGGCGGGCACACAAGAAATTGAAGCCGGATTACGAAGAGCAGCAGACAGGGTAGATAATTTGGGAGCGTCTGCAAAAAACGCCATCAATAAGCAAATAGATGCTTTTGCAAAACTGAATAACGAATACAGCGCACAAGAACAAAAGGTAGAATCGTTACGGCAAAAGGTAGCATCCTATGCAAATCAGCGCATCCCAACCACGGAATACAAGGAAATATCCGACCAAATTTCAAAAGCAGAAGCAAAACTCAATCAGCTTACAGCATCACAGGAACGCTTTATAGCAAACGGAGGAAAAAAGAACACTTCTACATATAACAAAATGCAGTACGACATAGATGAACTTGCGAACACTATTAAATACGCAAGGTCGGAGCTTGTTGATCTGGAAGTGTCTGGAAAAGCTTTTTCGACTGGCGTGAACACTAAAGAAGCACAGGCAGACATGGAAAGACTTGCGACCGCAGAAAGAAGACTTGCGGATATGCAAAACCGATTAAATACATCGTATTCTGGCATTAAAAGCAAACTTGCAAGTTACGGTACTGGTTTGGTTTCCTTGAAAGAAAAACTTTTTGGAGTAAACAGTGCAAATAACAAAACTGCAAATTCCAATTCAAAACTGAGTAGGTCATTTAAAGACGCTAGTAAATCAGCCGGATCAGCAAGAATGAGTATTGGAAGAATGCTTACGATGTCTGTATTGTTTAGCAGTGTTTTTCGAATTCTTAGTGCTCTTACACAAGGAATAATAGGTGGATTCAATAATCTTGCTCAATATTCCAAAACCACAAACGCAAATATATCTACTTTGTGGGGGAGCCTTATCAGATTGCAAAATGCATTTGCTACAGCTTTCAGTCCGATTCTGGAAGTTGTGACACCGATACTGTCACGATTCATTGACCTTATCAGCACAGCCATAACTTATGTAGGGATGTTTTTCGGGTATCTTGCCGGGAATAAAACATACACAAAGGCACTGGCAGTACAAAAAAATTATGCTGCCAGTCTGGACAAGACCGCCAAGTCTACGAAGAAAGCCACAAAAGCAGCGAAAGACTACCTGTCACCGCTCGATGAAATTAATCGGTACACAACAAATAAGAATACCGACACAACACCGTCTGGATCCGATGTAAACGGAACACCGATCAGCAAAATGTTTGAAGAAGTTCCAATAGATGCACCGCCGATTTTTGAAAAAATCAAGGATGTACTGGGGCAGATATTCCAACCATTTAAAGAAGCGTGGGAACGTGAGGGAAAGAACACAATTGATGCTGCTAAGTATGCATTATCGGAGCTTGGAGCACTGGCAAAGAGTGTCGGCAGTAGTATGTTGGAAGTCTGGACGAATGGTACAGGCACACAGATGCTGTCTACCATTTTACAGATCGCACAGGGATTGCTTACAACGATCGGAAACATTGCAAGGCAATTAGATATAGCTTGGAATAAAAACGCCGTAGGAACGGCCATTATACAGGCTATAGCAGATGCATTCCAAAAGGTACTTGATATCATCAATCGTCTTGTGTGGGATACGGCTCAGTGGGCGGGATCATTGAACTTTTACCCGTTACTTAATTCGATTAAGAATCTGTTTGAATCTATGTCACCGCTGATAGAAGCTATCGGAAGTTTCTTAGAAAGAGTGTATACAAACATTATATTGCCGATGCTTACATGGCTGATAGAGAGCGGTCTTCCGTTCCTTATTAATCTACTTGCGGATTTGTTTGATTTTCTCGGAGAGCATCAGTGGATTGTTGATGCCATTGGAGCTGCACTGCTTGGAGCCTTTGCATCATCGAAGATATCACCTCTTGTACTTGGAATAAAAGATGCCATTACAAGCCTTATAGGCGTATTCACTGGTGCTGGGGGATTATCTGGAGCAATTTCTATGATCGTTACGGCTTTCGATGGATTTGCAGTTGCTTCAAATGTAATACCTATTGCCATTGCGTTAGCTGTTGCAGCTATTGTATTAATTATCACTCACTGGGATCAGCTTAAAGATACAATGGCAAAACTTATAGACTGGATAAAAGGAGTATTTGCCACTGACTGGCACGCTCAATTCGGAGTATTTGGAGATGTAGTGGAAGTTTTTCTTAACAGCTTTAAAGGGATTTTTAACAGCATTAAACAGATATGCTCTGGGTTTGTCACATTTTTAAAAGGAGTATTTTCAGGGAATGTAGATATGGCTCTAAAAGGAATACTAAACATACTCCGTGGAGCTGCTAATTTAATCTACTCAATATTTAAAGCACCTGTAAATATGGTTATCGCCCTATTTAATGGATTGAATCAAGCAATTATTAATGCAATTAATGGATTGGTAGACGGACTGAATCACATTAAAGTACCGGATTGGGTTCCAGGTATCGGCGGTAAGGGAATTAATCTTTCCCATGCAAATTACACCAGAATTCCATATCTTGCACAAGGGGCAGTTATTCCGGCCGGAAATCCGTTTTTAGCGGTTCTTGGTGACCAGACAAAGGGAAACAACTTGGAGATGCCGGAAAATCTGTTAAGAAAAATCGTAAGTGAAGAAAGCGGTAAAGGTACAGGAATGATAAAACTTGTGGTAAATCTGGACAGCAGAACGGTACTTGAACAGCTTATTAATACAGCAAAAGAAATGCAGATGTCCAATGGACAGAATGTATTCGAACTCGGGAGGTAGGTAAAATGGCACAGCAAGTGATTAAGATTAATGGTCGGACTATTCATCAGCCAGACACATTCAAATTCAGTTTTGCCACTACCTCTACAGAGGGAACAGAGCGATTAATGAGTGGCGTTATGTGCAATGAACCGATGTTCACGGTAGAATCTTACGCTTATGAGGGTAGCGACATAAGTATATCAGAAATGTCAAGTCTGTTACAGATGATTATAAATCAGAGACAGGTGCAACTATATTATTTTTCCGTGTATTACGGAAGATGGAGAGAAGCACCGTTTTACGTCACACAAGGAAGTGTAGATATCGGGACATTAAAAGAGGGAGAAGAAAAGTACAAATCCCTTAGTTTTAACATAATCGGGGTGAATCCACTATGATACACATTAGCAATGCATATAAGAAAGCTATATACGGACGTAGTGACTGGTATCCATCTGCAAGGGTTACTTTCTTGGATGGCACAGTGCTAAATCTTGGCCGATCCGAATTTTTAATATCTGGCAACAACATTGTTGATGGAGCTGGTACACAAAGCTTGCCACTCGGTAATGTTGTGTCCAGAAAAATCACAGTAAAACTGTACAACGCAGATGACAGATATAGAGTTCATAGCTTTCTCGGCGCAAAGATAACATTGTATAAGTCAATTAGCACGGATATAGGTGATCTGACTATAAAAAGTGGCACTTATACCGTAATTGACCCGGAAAGCTATGGTGATACCGTAAGCTTTTCTGCTTACGATGATGCATATAAGCTTGATCGTGATTACACGACACATTTAAAATACCCCCTCAAACTGTCTGAAATATTGATAGATTCTTGCAGAACGTGCGGAGTACAGTTAGACACAGTGCATTTTAACGGAGAAGATATAACCGTAAAAGAAGCACCGACAAACACTACTCACAGACAGGTTGTTGGATTAATATCAATGATCGCTGGTGGAAATGCATGGATGAATGAAGACAATCATTTACAGATTACAGATTACGACATGACACTTTTTGATGGAATGACCGATCTTGACGGTGGGTGGTTCGATGATCCAAGACAAAACTATGACGGCGGTCAATTTGAGACAGACATCATCACTGAAAAGTATGTGACATATTCCGATATGGACGGTGGAAGTTTTGGTGATGATATTAATGAATTTTTTTACGATGATCTTGACTGGAACAAAGAGTTGTACACAAGCGGTTCCAACATGGACGGTGGCTATTTTGACAATGGATTAGAACTTTTAACGGATGATTCTTACGGGATTATGTATCGTTCGGTAGAGCGCCAACAAAGAAATCCTTATCACTTAATATCAAAGCAACATGATGGATTCCGGCTCAGAGACGGACGTACATTAGGCGTTCATTCGGTAGATACGGAAGAGGCAAACGGATATATTCTTTCCGATGCCACTACTTACTACGCAAGTGGAAACAATGCCGATGATGGAACATTTGAGTTGGCTGATAATTTCCACTTTTTAACACAGTGGAAGATCGGGTTAACAACAGGAGTTGAAAACATAAAGATTACAGGCGTGCAAACAACGGATAATGGAAACACATATACTTACGGCACTGATGGGTACATTTTGTCAATAGAAAATTCACTTATTAAAGATAAAAATCTTCTCGTAAATACAGTGGGGGCAAAGCTTGTAGGATTAACATTTATGAATTTTTCTGGTGAACATTTATCTTATCCTTTGGCAGAGTTTATGGATCTTGCCTATGTGATTGATCGTGCCGGAAAGACGAACAGGACGATTCTTACAGACATTACATTTAACTTCCTTGGATTTACTCAACTTAAATGCTCGGCTGAAAATTCTGTGAGAAACAGTAGTAAATATGTAAGCGCAGAAACCAAAGCTATTCAAAAATCTTCTGAAATTACCGAAAAAAAAATCAGTAAATATGATGAAGCCGTTCAGTCCCTTACAGCTTTAATGACACAGGGGATGGGATTTTTTAAGACCGAAAAAATCAAAGAAGATAAATCAGTTATATTTTATCTCCACAACAAAGAACGGTTGGAAGATTCGAACATTATCTGGAAAATGGTTGGTGATGCATTTGCAGTGTCTACAGATGGCGGTAAGACATGGAACGCCGGGTTGGATTCTAATGGTAATGCAGTAGTTAATGTACTTTCCGCTGTAGGTATTAACTGCGATTGGATACATTCTGGAACATTGACACTTGGTGGCTATAACAACCAAAATGGTGTACTTTCGATGCAAGATTCAGACGGAAATGAAATAGGGAGATGGAATAATCAAGGTGTGTATGCAAAAGGACATTATGTATCCGAAGATTCTAGTGGAAGAAAACTAGACATCCATAACGCAATGATAGATATGTATTCATCCGGAGGAGAATATGAAGGGCACGTTTCTTCGGCAAGCGGAGGAATAGAAGTAAGAGATGGATATGGAGATTATGTAAGAGTAAATGGTGGATATGCGCAACTTCATGGGGCCAATGGAACACAAATAGGTACAGATGGTACACTTCTTATTTCTGCAAAAAAAATAAACATTAACGGTGATACGGCAAAAACTGGAACGGCCGTATTCAGTGATGGAAGTTATTTGAAATTTAAAAATGGAAACTTGATTGGTGGAAGAACAGCAAGCGGTACGACATTTTAAGGAGATAGGTATATGACAAAAACAGAAAGTGCGGTTCAGTGGGCTATCAGAATAGCCAATGACAATAGGCATGGATACAGTCAAGCGAATCGCTGGGGTAATCCAGACTATGATTGCTCCTCACTCGTCATATCTGCATGGCAACAAGCCGGAGTTCCGGTAAAATCAAATGGAGCTACTTATACGGGGAATATGTACAATGTTTTTCGTGCTTGCGGATTCACGGATGTAACGGCAAGCTGCAACAGAGCCACTGGTGCTGGAATGCAAAGAGGGGATGTACTGCTAAATGTTAAATATCACACTGCAATGTACATCGGTGGTGGTCAGATGGTGCAAGCATCATCTACAAGAGGACATCCAGAAGCCGGGGATCAGACGGGAACAGAGATATGGGTGTGCAGATATTATAATTATTCGAGAGGATGGAATTATGTACTACGTTATACTGCCGGTGGAGATTCAGGTAGCGGTGGAGGACAGGAACCAATACAACCGCCATCCGGAGTTTCGCTTGTACAGTGGATTCCTGGATAGAAAGGAGAATATATATGGCAATTCAAATGCGTAGGGGACAATTAAAAGATTTCGATGCAAACAAGATGCTCCCCGGAGAATTTGCAGTTACTATAGACGAAGCGCCCGAAAACCAAAAAGTATTTATCTGTTTTTCGGCCGGAACATTTAAGACGTTGGCTACAAGAGAAGATTTTGAGCAAGACTTGGCGAATATTAAACAGGCTATCGAAGACGCAAGAGAAGCGTCAAAGACAGCGAATGAAGCTATCGACAAGGCTAACCAAATCATAGCCGGAAAGGTCGGAATCGATGATACACAGACCAGTACGTCAACTGTATATTCTTCACAGAAAAGTGATGAAATATATGTAAAGAAAACAGAGTATGATAATCTTGTGAAAAAAGTAGAGGCGCTGGTAGATGATTTGTCGGACGCAATAGTAAGTAGGTGATAAAATGGCAGATGTATATATAGAAGAATTAAATAAAGCGGATAGCCTTTCGGATGACTATACTGTCTTGCTCCACACCAAAACCGAAGATTTACAACTAACTATCGGAATGCTGAAAACTTTAATGACAGTAGAACAAGCCATAAAGCTTGCTACTCCGTTTTTGGTATCTATAACAGGAGATGCGACCGGGAATGGAACTACAGATGGTAGAGAGACGCTTACGATTGAATTATCGAACATAAAAGCTTCAAGTTTGAAGAATAGCATTAAAATTAATGGAACGGAATTTGACGGAACAGAGGGAATCACTACAGAACGATGGGGAGCAGAAAGAACTGTAACGATCGGTGGATGTGAAAGGAAAGTAAACGGAGAAACAGATGTTAACTTTCCGGCAAATGAAGTTTTCTCCGGATCCGGACAACCTTATGTCCCGACAGCCGGAGGGAATATGACGGGAAACCTAAAAAGGGAAATAAATGAATCAAGTTATAATTTGTTTGAAGCAACTACAGAAAGCGAAGAATCTGGCGTTTCAGTAAAATTAAAAGTTGGTGATATTAATGCAAATATTGTTATTCAAAGTCTTTCACAACCTTATTGGCATAATGGAGTAAATTTAAAAAAATTACTTACAGAAGACGATATCTATGAACTTGAACGAAGAATTTCAGAACTTGAAAGCATGGCCACACAAACGTTAGCAGTAGCAAAGGAGGATGATGCAAATGGCTAATGAAAATTTAAAAGCGCAGAAAATATATGGAAAATACATAAAAGATCTTCCGCAAGTCACAGAATTGAACGATACGGATGATATTATCGTAGAAGATTCTACTCCAATAACAAGCAGAGCGAAGCTAGGAGTTCTGTTTGATTCCATTAAAAAAAGAATTGCATCTACTTGGAGATTTACAGAACTAAACAATCAAACTATCGTGGAATATGCTAGTGAGTTAAATAAAAACATACCTCGTTTTTACAGTAAGACAGCCTCCTTGACTTATAGCAATGCAAAATGTATGAAAGGAAAAGCATATGTTGGTGAGCAGTTTTCTGGATGCTTTCCACAACTCACACTTCTGGCTAAGACTCAGCAACCATATACACAGACTAATGCTGTAATATCGGATCAAGTTGATTCCCAAGGAAACGTAAACATATTGGCGTATGGTAGTGGATATGTAAACGGGCATATATTAACAGTAGCTGTATTTGTTTACAAATAATTATGTACGTACAATGATATAGTTAATCCGAACGGCTGTTGAGTCTGAGAACATTTTTGAGTATGTAGCATACCATTTGTTACTAAGATACGATGTTCCGTCAAGGTGTATTGATCGAGTTGCGTTAGAATCCGCATCGAAAAAAACAACTGTGGTATTTTCGTTTGTAGAACCGGACGTTCCGAACATTTTATTGACATCATCATCGGTAAACACAGCTACAGAATCATTGTTAGCAGCTAGTGTTTTTATTATGGATCCATCCTTAATATTCGGTATATTTTTATTTAATTCAAAAAAATACGGGAACGATATTTTTCTGAACTTTTTCCATAATTATAGTATCTTATAGAAAGGAAAATAAGTAATTATGAAAAAAATGAGTGAAGAAACCATTTGCGAAGTAGTCAAAAGCTGTGCCTGCGGTTACACTGTAGACGAATTGGCAGAACACTACGGCATGGAAAAAGCAGATGCAGAAAAGTTTGTGAAAGATCATGCATCAGAGATTGAGAAAACGAAAGAATATTTAAAACAGGAGGGATATATTGAATAGGGTAGTCGATGTTTCTGAACATAACGGGAACATCGACTGGACGAAAGTAAAAGCATCCGGCATTGTAGGAGCTATCCTTAGATGCGGATATGGACAAGATCAGACCGGACAGGATGATAAAAAATGGCTGAGGAATGTATCTGAATGTGAGCGTCTTGGCATCCCTTACGGTGTATATCTGTATTCTTACGCAAAGACTACAGGTGCGGTACAGGGAGAAATCAACCATGCATTAAGACTTCTGAAAGGGCATTCTCCGGCATGGCCTGTATATTTTGACAGCGAACAGCCGGGAACACAGGGCGTTGCAAAAGCCAATGCAAAAGCATTTTGTGACGCAATGGTGGCACATGGATATAAAGCCGGAATCTATGCATCTACATCTTGGTACAAGAACTATATCGGTCAGACATGGGGATATTCTCTGTGGATTGCATCTTACGGCTCTAAGTCCGCCGGAGTAGACGGAATCGACATGTGGCAGTACACGTCAAAGGGTTCTATTCCAGGCATTCCAGGTTATGTGGATGTGAACTATGTGTATAAGAACCTTGGTGGTACTGCAAAACCAGCGCAGAAACCTACCACAACAGCAAAACCGACAGATGAATCTTGGAAAGGTGACAAGAGATATTACCTGGAAAACACCCGTGTAGGGGCATGGCAGAAAGCTATGAACATAGGATTTGACACTGGAGAATTATCTGAAGATAACAAATTCGGCACCAAATCACAGGATTTTGCTAAAAAGCATATCTTGTGGGCGGGACAGACACACAACTGTATCACAGCTATCAGATGGCTTAGACGTACCCTCAGAGACGTATATGGCTTTACAAAGCTGTCTTACAATGAGGGATGGACAGACTACCTCGGGAAGTGTGTAGAAGTATTCCAGAGGAACAGAGGACTTACACCGGATAGAAAAGTAGGACTTATCACGACCTACTGGCTCTTATCCGGCATCGTAAAATAAAATAAGAGCATTACACTTTGCATACAATACTAAAAATCCCCACTGCTGATTACTCGCCAGTAGTGGGGATTTTTTCTTTTTCTATAAAATGATAGATTGGGAGCAGAATTCCGATATATCCTTTTTTGTACATGACATTCATTAGTGATTTCATTCCAACTACGCTTTCAATAGAGCTTTGAATGGAAATTATGTCATTTATCCTGGTCCCATGCATCGGTTTTAATTTTAAAACAACATATTGGTTTGTGCATAATACACCGTCTATCATAACCATTAATCCAATTTCACTATATGCATGTATGATTTTATCGGAAACTTCCTTGATTTTTTCATCCGATACAATTTGACTTATGACAGAATCATTCGTAAGATTGTCAAATCGTTTTTCGTTATATTTTACATTTCCACCTGTTACATCGTCTGTATAATTTTGCTCTTTGTCCAGTTCGCAATTTGCAACACACAAAGCAGCGAAAGCAGTAGAAAAATCCTTTATGCGTTCATTCTCTTCTCTTTTAACTTTCTCTTCTGTGGAAAACGTTCGGAAAGTTGTATTTGAAAAAGCTGCATCTATATCTTCTGGTGATGCAAGAACTTCTCTTGGATGTGTCCCGAACTCAGAACTGACAATTCCCATTTTTTCAAGCTGTTTCAAAATGCGATCCGCACGATAAAAACCAATTTTATAAGTTCTTTGTAACATTCCAACAGAAGCTTTCCCGTTTTTGATAAATAGTTCTGATGCTTCTTTTAAGTAAGGATCTGGATTTTCAACAACTGCATATTTGAACTCAAAATGTTTTTTGGAAATTGATGTTTTTTGAACATCATTCTGATTCTTCCTTTTGCTAATTCGTTCAGATGGAATCTCTGTATTATCTATCTTAATTTCTTTTTCTGAAACAGTTTTTCTTTCGACGTCCAATTTGTTTAAGTCTTCGACAAGAGTTTTGTACTCATGTTCAAGAACAGCATTGGCACGATCGGTTAGAGATTTTTCTTTTGCAAGATGATATATACAATTATCAAATTGCAAAGTGTCAGTGTCTTTTTTCTTGTCTTTTTTTATCAAATATGAGAATAGATATGTTAACCCGCCAAAAAATGCTATATTTATTATGAATAAGAATATAGTACTAATTATACCATTTTCTTTCACGCACCTTGTCCAGTTTGCGAAAAGATTAATCGTCTGAAAGAGTGTTAATATTCCAAAGAAAATTTCGCCCAATACAAGCATTGTAATTTTAAATCCAGGAGAATCATGTTGTACAGAAGCTTTCTCTGAATTCTTTTGAAAAGTATAGAGCCTTTCTTTCCTTTTTTTCTTCCTAAGTTCTTTCTTGTGCTTTTTAGCACGTTTCTTTTGCATCTTCCGATTGTACGCAGTTCTTGTTACAGCACGTTTTATGTAATGGTATTGGCTCGGACGCATTTTAACAGCTCCTTATTATCTTTTTAAGAAGTATATAGTATGCTATGATTATATTCTATTAAGTATTTTTCTTTTCTTTTCTTCGAATTCTTGCTTAGTGATTGCTCCACAGTCAAGAAGTTCTTTTAATGCTTTTAGCTGATTTAGATCATTTGCAACTTCTGCGGTAGATTCTGGTTTGTCGCTTATCTTTTTGTTTAGAAAATCCATAAATTCTTTATATCTTTTTTTGTAATCTTTTCCTACAACCGAAAGAAGTAAAGAATTTGGATCGTTTTTAACCGTCTTCTTCCATCCTTTGTCCATCCATTTTATTTGCTTGGCCTGTTCTCCCGGAATTATAAATTGTATATATCCAGGCCCCCACCAAACACTTGGTTCTTTGCATGTTATACCGCTAATGTTTTGATAATAGAATTTTCTCCCTTGTTTTCGAGAATCTGTTACATACATAGGAATAATTTCTACATATTCATCACAAGCAACAAGTTTCCCGAAAAAGCTATCTAATTCCAAGACCTTTTTGTTCTGCATATAAGTACCTCCGCATACATAGTATGCTATCTTCTTAATACCGCAATCACAACTCCAAACCTTACCCATTGTTCCATGTCTTCAAAACTATTTGGATCAACTTCTATGACATCACCGAAGCCGTTGATCGGGACTAACTTTGTCTTACTTCTCTGTACATACCGCCTTATATACGCACGTCCTGTTTCTTTGTGTATAATAATCACGGTATCACCGTTTCTTGGTACTCTTTTGGATATGCAAATGATATCACCCTTTACATATACAGGGAGCAAGTGGTTGCTCGTTATCTTTATACCACAATGTAACGTCTCACCGTACTTTTTTATGTATTCCGGGCAGTATATCCGTTCTTCGTGTGAGGAATCCAATATCATACCGTCAGCCATCTCACCAGTGGGGCATAGAACATCCAACATGTTTTCTGGATCCGTTTCCAGCACTTTCATAGAGAGTTCATAGTCCATCTTACCAAGAATATACGCACGTTGCCTGTCGGTCAATTGCCTGTACTTTCCCAATACCTCGTATTCCTTAGAAGAACACCCTAAGAGATCAGGGATAGGTTTGTGCGTTAGTTCCGACAACCTTAGTGCTAAGAAAACGTCAAGATTATTAGTCTTCCGTGAAATGATGTTTTTGTATGTGGACACAGACACACCCAGCATCTTAGAAAAGAGAACTTGCGTAAAATCAAGGCTTTTCCGCTCTTCTTCGATGTTATGTGCAAAGTTATTCAACATTTCCTCTTTTGTTAACATTATGTCACATCCTGTCGAAAAGGCTAATATCTTGGCTATTTTTCATTCTTTTTAATAAGAAAAATACGATATTTTAGCCAACATCTTGACTATAGTTTCGAGTTATAATCTATATAAATATTACATGTATAATTATAAAATAAAAATGGCACTTGTCAAGCCATTGATAGGAGGTAATCTAATGGGAAAGGACGAAATGAACAGCAAGAGCAGCAAAACATGGACTGATACTTATGAAAACGAAATCAAGCGGATGATAAAAGGCATCCGTGACCCTCGCTTAATGCGGTACATCTATCTTATTGTAAAAGATGCTATCAGTGAAAACATTGACAGATAGCAAACATATGTTCTACAATGTAGGTAATCGCTACTGGAATGAGGTGTCGGGATATTGGAGGGATTTATGTGGGTGAAAAGAAACAGCAAGAATATTACAAAAAGCGGATTCTTGAAGCAGTAACCGCAATGACAAGCGAAAAATATTTAAAACTGGTATTTTATTTTGCTAAAGCGTGCTATAGAGAAGAAAAAGAAAAGGAGACTTAATGTCTCCTTTTCTTTTTTTAGTTGCCAGAAACGAAAGTATTGAAAAACTCGCAAAAAACTTTTTTCTTGTCTGTGCTCATGTGATAATAATCAATTATAATTTTCTGAAACTGTTCATCGTCTGCGCCTAATTTTGCTACAATCTCAAGAAATTCTTCTGATGGTTCCCTGAATGATTTATCGTCAATCAAGTCGGATTTTAAAATCTTAAAGTAATCAGCTATTGCCTGTACCTTTCCCATTTTCGGCATTATCTTGCCAGTGCACCAAGTATTAAAAGTTGTTTGGGGGAATCCTAACGCTTCAGCAACTTCCTTTTGTTGCTTTCCACTATTGGAAATGTAGTAGTTTAGGTTCTTTGCGAAGATTTTTCTCTGTTCCTCCTCGGTCATGTTAACACCTCCTCTCTACGTTTATTATAGTATCACAGAATCCTAAAAAAATTCAACAAGAATCCTAAAAAATTAAATTATTATATTGACAATACGAAAAAATAGGATTATAATACAGGCATAAGATAAAGAAAGGAGGAACCTAAATGGTAGAGACTTACAAAGTTCCGAGGATTTCCATAGCAGCATGTAGAGTTAATGCTAAGCTGAAACAAAGAGAATTTGCTGAGAAAGTGGGCGTTTCTCCGGCGACTGTAACTAACTGGGAGTTGGGTAAAACGGAGCCGGATTTAAGTCAGTTAAGGACCATCAGTGAACTTTCTGGTATTCCTATGGACTTTATTTTTGTGGACAGAGAATCCTAAAATATAGGATTTTGCAATTAAATACAGGGAGGTGATAGCGTGGAATACAGTCCATTAGGCAATGGAAAGCCAATATCCCAGAAAGTGAGCGGTAATTGTGTAGAAACTATTTTCGAAAGAACAAACGGATTGAAGTCGGAATATGATGTTTACGTAAACTGGATGATGACGGATCAGATAGCGAAAGTTTCATTTCGGTTACCTTTCCGCGATTGGCAGACGCTTGAAAAGTCTGAGGTTTGGAAAAATCTGGATGAATTTCTGGCGGAAGTTCAAACCGAATATATTCCGAAGTGCCACCACGACCCACCAGTTGTAGAGGAAAAGGTTGTGTATAAAAGTCTTTCAGACAAGGTACGTGCATACGTTCGTGATAAATTGACTCGGCAATAGCACGTTCTTTTGAACACGAATAATGTTCGCCATCGTAAATATAAGAGATGTTCACGATGGAAATAGCAGTGGTGGAATGATTGATAATTTCGAAATGGACAATCAAATCATGGTCTTCATTTAGCGTATATCCCAACGGAATAAATTCTACTTTCTTTCTGGATTGGAATATGCTCCGGGCAGTACCGACAGCACCAAAAACTGCGATAGCAAAAGTTACATTTTCTCTTGTGAATAATTCTTGCATGAAATTAAAAATTGCGCGCATTATACAACCTCTTTTCTTTAGTATTTGAAAAATTATAACACAAAAAGGGGTGATAACAAAAATGAAATTATTCAAGCCACGATGGGTTGTAAGAATTTGCATTCACAAGAATCAAGATAAAAGTGATATGGATAATTTGCAACATCTAAAAGAGGGATATTTCTTTTACTGGAATGCAAGGAAAGAGAAGAAAAGGATTTCTGATATTCCTGTAATTTCAGCCCAAATATGCCACATTCCATTTAGAAAAAGGCACCCATATTTTCCACTATGGCTTTCAATATTTGCTTTAATAGCAGAAATAATGAATACAGGGAGGTGACAACATGGAACAGGATAAACTTTTAAAAGTAGATAAAACCATTGAAGAATTGTGCGACTTTTTGCAGAAAGAAACAGCACGTGCTGCATCTATTTATGAAAGTCAGGAATTGGCAGAAATGACAAAAGCTCTGGCTGAGCTGATGTCTGCCAGATCAAAGTTTGATTAAAGGAGGTTACAACATGAATCCTAAATTTGCATTGGTGCAGATAGGAAAGAGCACAAACGTTTTCATTGATGGTAAATACATCACAAATGGCATAGAAGACTTGAACTATCACGCAAGAAATGAAAGCGGAGAGTTGTGTCCGACCGTAGAAATGAGAATCAATATTCAAGAATTTTCTTTTGATGATGGTATTACGTTTGAACAGTTTGTGGAATCAGTAAACAGTAAAAGAAAAACCCTGAGTGAAGTTGCTGAAATGGCTGATAGCAAGGACACTCAGGGAAATGATTAAAGAAGAATATCTTCTGAGATTTTGATACATCCATTGATGCTATTTGTTTTATGGATGCAGTGATTATCGACTAATTCCTCTATTGCAGAATCATGATTAGGGAAATCCATGTAAGAGAAATAATAAAACTTATTTTCTTTCGTGTCTCTGTAAATATCCAAAAGGTATTTTAAGAAATTTTCTGCATTAGTACTTAATACCATAATTGAAACTCCTTTCTGGATTACTCGGCATGGCAGTGCCTGTATAAACAGTATAGGAGAATCCAGAAGAAAAGACAAGGAGAGTGGTGGCAAAGATGAAAAGAAAGCTAGATCAATCAACGGTGGCAATAATCATCGGAGTTACATCAATAGTCAAAAATGTTATTGGAGGAAGTAATGTCGTTAAGAAGTGAGAACAAAAATATTTATTGGGCGTGGAAATCTATGAAGCAACGTTGCAAAAATCCTAATTGTAAAGCTTACAAAAACTACGGAGAGCGTGGGATAAAAGTATGCGAAGAATGGGAAGAATTTGAGCCATTTTTAAGTTGGAGTTTGTCTAATGGATATTCAAAAGGACTTGATCTCGACAGGAAAGATAATGACGGAGATTATACGCCGGATAATTGCAGATGGATATCGAGAGAAGAAAACATAAACAACCGAAGAAATACAATTAAAATTTCTGTCAATGGTGAAACACTTCCAGAAACTGTATGGGCAAGAAAAATAGGGGTTGACCGTGCACTTATAAAATATTGGATTCGATCAAATGGAGAACGATATGCAGAAAAGAGAATTAGCGAAATTTTAGAGAATGGATATACCCCTAAAGATTACGGATATAGTCACAGGAAGCCTGTAAGGCATTTGGAATCCGGAAAGACATTTCCTTCCATCAGAGAAGCAGCTAAATATTTCAAAATTACACCTTGCACAATTTCAAATGCGTTAAGGCAGAACCGTGCTACAGGCAAAGGCAGATTCGAGCTGGAAGAAACTTCATAAACATCCGGCAACGTTGTAAGACAAAAAGGCAGTAAAAAAGCCTGAAAATATTTATTTTTCAATGTATTCAAATTATTGGAAAGGTAAATGCGAAAATGGTAGTTGATTTTTGGTCAAATCGCAAGCCGCTTAGCAAGCCACAACCCTTGAAAAATAAGGGCAAAACGGTAACTGGTCGCAAGCCAAACGACACTCAGATAACAATCAATTGACAAGCCAAAATTAAAGAAATTTTCAAAAAATCGAAAATTTTGACAAGCCAGTTGACAAGCAAATGACAAGCTAAAACCCTTGAAAAATAAGGCAAAACCGCTTGTCAAGTGAAAACGGTTAGCAAGCCACATAACAATCAATTAACAATCAATTCGCAAGCCAGTTAACAACAATAGAAGAATATAAAGAAGAATAAGAATAAAAAGAATATAGATATATGTCAGACGAAATTAGTCTGACGATAAAAGGGACATAAAAAGTGCCCCGCTGGTACTGGCATACCAGACAGGGCGGTGTACCGCTAAAGAACGCTTAGCGAATACAGGTTGATTATAACACATTCTCCTGTGATTCGCAAATCTGAGGAACAGGAGGAAAAGCACACATGACAATGGCAACAGAGATCATCCGCAAGTTGAAAAGAAAATTAATCTTTTGGCGTTGCTTATGGTTCGTCACATTCATCGCAATGCTGATACTTATGATCGGGTAGGAGGTAGAGAGCATGGAAGACAAGCTTAACTACTACAGGATAGCACTCGTGATAACGCTATACGCATTGGCGGTTATGATAGCCGGATGTGTATAAAAAAAGAGTGCCGATGGATAAAATCCAGTCAAGCACTCAGAAAAACATTCAAGAAAATTATAACACATGAAAGGGGATTTGAACATGGGAGAAGCGGAAAAAGACAGCTTACAGAGCGTAATGGATGTGGTAGCAGACGTTGTCGAAGATTACGGAGAAGTTGTTGAGGAATATGCTTACCAGAAAGCGAAACTGGACATGCTGAAAAGATATGTCTGCAAAAACAACTATGTTGAGCGAGGCATGATTTTAAAACTAATGGGGTGGGATGAAGATGGAAAGCATTAAAGGCTATGACCATTGGAAGACCACACCGCCGGAGCCGGAAGAAGAAAAACAGGAATACTGCACATGCTGTGGAAGACCTGTATACAGTTGTGAAAGCTTATACACATTTGACGGACAGGTGCTATGCGAAGAATGCGTGAAAGAGATCACAGGAGGGAAAGAAGATGGCAGAGATATGGATGATCTGCAAACCGGACTTGGAATACCGTATCGGGGCATATGCCTATGAAACAGATATGGACAAGGCTTATGTGCATAAGCTTGCCGACAAAGTGGCAGAAAAAAACAAGTGCAAAACAATCGTGAAAGTACTTTAGGAGGTAAACGAAATGCAGAAATTAGAATTAACTGTAAACCAGACGATGGGGGTTATCACCGGAAACTTTGAGGACATTAAGAAATCTCTTGAAACAGAGATGGCAGTGTATGAGACAAAGCAGTTTGCAGAAGAGGATAAGCAGAAAGCCAAAGGTGATTTGGCAGACCTCAGAAAGCTGAGAAAGGCAGTGAACGACCGCAAGGTTGAAGTGAAGAAAGAGTACATGAAGCCTTATGAAGTGTTCGAGGGCAAGGTGAAAGAGCTGATCGGAGTGATTGATAGACCTATCGCGCTGATTGACGGACAGGTGAAAGAGTTCGAAGCAAAACGTGTAGAAGAGAAAAAAGCAGAAATCCAGAACCTGTACAACGAACTGGTGGAAGAAGAACTGCATGATTACATGCCGTTGGAAAAAATCTACGGTGAGAAGTGGATAAATGCATCCACCACAATGAAATCTATCCGTGAAGAGATAAACTTAAAGGTTATGCAGACCAGACAGGATATTGCAACCATTAAGGCCATGAAGTCCGAAAAAGAGGAAAAGGCGTTGAACCTGTACATGGAGAACAACAACCTTGCTCTTGCTATCCAGATGATTAACCGCTACGAACAGGAAAAAGCGGAAATCTTACGGAGAAAAGAGAAAGAGGAACAGGAAAGACGTGATCGTGAACTCGAAAGAGAACGTGAGAGGGTAAGAGAAGAAGAGCGTGCCAGAATCCGTGAAGAGGAAAGACTTAAGGCAGAAGCGGAACAGAAAGCCATCGATAAAATTAAGACGGTGGACGAAGTGAAAGCAGCGGAACTTACCACGGAAGATTCGAAGACAGTAGTATTTACGGTTAAGGCTACGGATGCTGAACTGGAAGAAATTGAGATGGCATTAACTTCTCTCGGCGTCTACTTTGAAAGAAAAGATGTGTAATGGCAGAAGAGAAGAAAGAACAGGACAAGCGAGAACTCGACATTGAAGAAAAGCTTTCAGAAATCCAAACAAAAATGAATGTCCCGAAAGACAAATACAATGATTTTGGAAATTACGCTTACAGAAGCGCAGAAAGCATCTTGGAAGAGTTCAAAAAATATAGCAGAGAGTACAACGTGTTGTTGACCATACATGACGAGATAACGGAGATAGCCGGAAGAGTGTATGTAAAAGCTGTTGCGGTATTTACAGATTGCAAAACAGGTAAAAGAATCTCTGTTCCTGGATATGCAAGGGAGCCAGAGACAAAACCAAAGATGGATGAATCGCAAGTGACGGGATCAGCATCAAGCTATGCGAGAAAATACGCAATGAACGCACTGTTTCTTCTGGATGATGCTAAAGACCCGGATGCGAACGAATATGCAAAGCAGACGGGAGCCGATAAAAAGAGCGGTGGAAAGAAAGAACAGAAAGCCAATGATGGAAAGATTACACAAGGGCAGATAAAAGAACTTCGGAAGATATTTGAAAAAAACAAAATTGATGAAGTAAAGGCTATAGCCGGATACAGTGCACAGAAGATTGAAGATCTGACACAACAGCAGTACGGGTGGTTCCGGGATAACCAAGATGAAGCCAGAAAGATGTTTGGTGTGTAAATGGACTATACAGGGACTTTTGATAGCTTAGCGGTGGATTTTGCCACCAATAAGCAAAAAGCCAGTCTGACGCTAAATGAAGACGCAAGACAGGCATTTGAGAACTTTAGAGGTAAGCAGATTGCAATAACAATTAAGGCATACAAGAAAAAAAGAAGTCTCGATGCAAACTCTTACTTTCATGTACTGGTTGGAAAGATTGCAGATGTGACCGGGAACAGCAAGGTGTACATAAAGAATAAGTTAATAGCGGAATACGGACAGTATGAAACCATTAACGGTGCATTAGTTCCGCTCCCATTGGACGATGACATAGATGCATACAATGTGGAATTTGTTCATCTGCAACCCACATCGAGGACAAACACTAATCAGAAAGGAAAAGTATTCCGGGTGAATCTGGTAATGCGAGGTTCGCATACTTACGATACCGATGAAATGTCAAAACTGATTGACGGGACTGTGTACGAAGCGAAAGAACTTGGAATAGAGACTATGACACCGAACCAAATCAGCGAAATGAAAGAAAGATGGGGTGTGAAGATTGGCGAAAAGACTTAAAAGTGTATTCACTGACGATATGGAGCACTGCTACTTTACAGGGAGTCCAAACTGCCACAGGCACCACATTTTCTATGGCCCGTACAGAAAAAAATCGGAAGAATACGGATTTGTGATACCGATAGCACCGCATTTACACGAATTTACGCCCGAAAGCGTACACGGGAACCCAAACAGTGGGTTGGACTTAAAACTTAAGCAGATGGCACAGAGATATTTTGAAGAACATTACGGGACAAGAGAAGAGTTCATACAGGTGTTCGGAAAGAACAGGTTGTAACTAAATAAATATAGATTCATGTGGCACAGGAACTATTAACAGGTTCTAACGCATATCATCTCACCCGATTCGATATGCACAGCACAAGATATTGTATCACGGCCGGAGAAGCCACACTCCGGCAGAAAGGAGAAAAGCGGTGGGAAAGAATAGAGAGACGGCAGAAAGCTATTTTATCCGAATACCGGATGGACATAGAAACGCAATACAACGTCCGTGCAACATGAATGTTGATAGAATCTTTCGAAGAATGATAGAGCATGCGAATAACAATGGTGACTGTATTGTGAATATTGGAGATGGCGTATTTAGACCGATTCCGGGTGATCCGGTAGATGAAAAAGCATTCCATGAATACATTGGGAAAGAATTACATAGAGCCAGAGCGATCCAGTATAAACGGCTCTGCATGAAGCAGACGTTTGAGAGTTGGAAAAAGATAGGTAGGGATTACAATGCATTACATTTTGATGGTGAAAGGCAAAATGAACAACATGAATGATTATATCCGGGCACTGAATACCAACAGGTACAAGGGAGCGGATATGAAGAAAGATAATGAATCCCGTGTGATGCAAGCTATATATGAGCAATTCGGAAGATTGCGAATAACAAGAAAAGTACGGATGCACTACCGATGGTATGAGCCGGACAAGAGACGGGATTTGGATAATGTGAGCGCATTTGGGCGAAAGTGTATCCAAGATGCATTAGTAGATACCAAAGTCTTACAGGACGATGGATGGAAAAACATAGTTGGATTCACGGATGAATTCTATGTTGATAAGAAAAATCCGAGAATTGAGGTGGATATTGAAGAGGTGTGAGCGAGAATTACATAAAACTTAGCAGAAAGATACTGGACTGGGACTGGTATACAGACGTAAATACATGCCATCTGTTCTTGCATATGCTATTAAAAGCGAATTGGAAAGACGCAAGCTATCGTGGCGAAGAGATAAAAAAAGGATCATTTGTTGCATCGATAGACAAATTGGCAAAAGGAACAGGAATGAGCGAAAGCAAGGTAAAGACAGCATTAAAGCACCTGGAAAAGACGGGGGAAATCACATGCAAAAGTACCAACCGATATACCGTATACACGGTGAATAACTACGCAAGATACCAGACCGAACAGAAGAATGAAAAAAAAGATAAGCCGATAAGGCAGAAAGAAAAGCCGGAGAAAGACGATGGATCCGTTGAAGCTGTCATAAAAGCTTGGAACGATTTGGGAAGCTACGGGATAAAACCTGTAAAGAAGATAGAAAAGACCTCTAAGAGATATCAGAACTTGCAAGCAAGATTAGAAAGCAACGGATTGGAAGAAGTGCTACAAGCTGTGGATAACGTGAAGAAAAGCAAGTACTTACAAGGAAAAGTGAAAAACTGGAAGATAACATTTGACTGGTTTGTGTTACCGAACAACTTTACAAAAGTGTCTGAGGGACAGTATGAAGACAGCGGACAGGAGAAGAAAGGGTTCAACAATTTCGATGGCCGGAACTATGACATGAATGATCTGGCTAGAAAACTTATTACATAGGAGGAAAAACATGGCAAAACCGGATGGATGCACTTATCCAAACTGTTTTATCTGCCCTTTGGCAGACTGTGGATGGTCGAGTGCTAAAGCTGAATTACCAGGAGAAACAAAGAAAAAGCGGAGAATAGTAAGACGTAGCAAAAAGAACGCTGTTCGGAGGTGACTTTGTGACAAGACAGGAACAGGCTATTGAGGATTATAAACGGAAACCACATTATGCGGATCCGTATGAATATTGGAGAAAGAAACAGGAGGAGTAAAAATGAGCAAAAGTAATGTATTGGAATTAGCAAAGAAATTAGTAGCAGCTATCGAGAAAGAAGACCAGAAAAACAAAGTGATGCTGAAAGATATCCCGGTTGGTGGGAAATTTGATACAGGAATCGGAAGATTCATTGTACTGGAACAGAAAGAAAATTCCACTGCAGTTATCACAGAAGACTTATATCGTGAAGATGTGAAATTTGATGATGATTGTACGGATTACAAGAAATCGTCATTAAGAGAACTGTGCGAGAGCGAAATTCTCAATGAATTTGTCGCTGAGTTCGGAGAAGACAATATTTGTGAAAATGAAGCAGGATTAGTAACAGTTGATGGTCAGGAAGTTTTTGGAAAGCTTCTGACAAAGGTAAGACCAGTAACATTCGATGAGGGACGTAAATACAATGAATTATTAGTCAACAAGGAACTGCCGGATTGGTACTGGACTTGCACACCTTGGAGTACGAAAGAAAGAGGATGGGAGTATTCAGTAGCGGTTGTTTCTCCGTCCGGTGGCGTCAGCGACAATTACTACGACTTCAGTAGCGGGGTGCGCCCAGTTTGTATCTTAAAATCTAATATCTTTGTATCCAAAGTTGAGGAGGTAATGAATTGACACGACAGGAACTGGAAGACAAAGAGCAAGAGGAATATCTTGCGGAGTGGTTAAGAAAAAAGAAAGAGAAAAAGAAGAAACGAAAGTTTCGACTTAGGAGGGATAGAAAGTGCAATATAAGGTTGGAGATAAGGTAAAAGTAAGAAGTGACTTGAAATGCGAGGAGTATTATGGCGGTATTACATTCAATTTTGAAATGAATAAATTTAAAGGAATGGAAATTACAATCGCAAGAGTTAATTATGGTGGATATTATGAAGTACTTGAAACACCATATAATTTCACAGATGAAATGCTTGAACCAGTAGAAGAAATGAGTGCGGAAGAAGCGATTAGATTACAGGGAGAAATATGCATGAGTTTGATGTGTAGGGAATGCCCTATTGATAAGTTAAGGGGAGATTCACATTTGGAATGTGCCGAATTCAGAGCAAAACATCCAGAAGAGATTGTTAAAGTCCTCAAACAGTGGAAGAAAGACCATGAGAAGAAAGAGGTTGAGTTTGCTTGCATTGTTCGAGTGATTGAAGATGCAGACTCCGGGAGAAGATGCGTGTACGAGGAAGATGTCACGGAAGTAAAAGATGAAACATTCAAGATGACAATGAAAAGGATTTTGGAAGAATACTGTAAGGAGCACGAGGGAAAATTCTTTACAGTGTACGAAGAAATCTGCCGGGTAAAGGAGTAGCTGGGAATGATAGCTCAAGACAGGATTGGGGGATGTGAGAGTGAAATTTATAGACTGGTTCGCCGGAATAGGTGGTTTTAGAAGAGGAATGGAACTTGCCGGACATGAATGCGTTGGTTTTTGCGAGTTTGATAAGTTCGCTACAGCAAGTTATATTTCCATGCATCTTCTGACGGACGAACAAAGAAAGAGGCTGGATGAATTACCACAGAAGAAAAGGCAGAAGGAGATTTTAAAAGATGAATACAGAAACGGAGAATGGTACGCAAATGACGTTAGAAGAGTGTGTGCCGATGATATTCCGAAAGCAGACTGTTGGTGTTTCGGATTCCCATGCCAAGACATCTCAGTTGCAGGAAAACAACTTGGATTTCAAGGAAACCGTTCAAGCTTGTTTTTCAGAGTTATGTACCTTATCGGACAGCTCAAAGAAGAAGATAAACCCACTTACCTTTTCATTGAGAACGTTAAGAATTTGCTTAGTGTTAATGGAGGATGGGATTTCGCCAGATTGCTCATTGAAATGGAGCAGGGGGGGTATGATGCAGAATGGCAAGTGCTCAACTCCAAAGATTTCGGAGTGCCACAAAACAGAGAAAGGTGTTTCATTATCGGACATCTTAGAGGGAGAAGTACAGCAAAAGTATTTCCTGTCGAAAGAGCAGACGGAGAAAATCGTGTTCAAATAATTGGCCATAAAGATGGATATAGAAGAAACACACAGGTATTTGACCAGAACGGCATTACAGAAACGCTGGATACGGCACAGGGAGGCGGAAGAGGACATCATGTAGCATTACCGTGCTTTATAGATTTAGCGTATCAGGGAAAGCCAGTGACAACGGATGTGAGCAGAACGATTCTCGCAAGATACTATAAAGGATGCTCAAACATCCATGAAAATAGCGGCATTGCAATTCCGATCCTTACGCCTGATCGAGCAGAAAAAAGACAGAATGGACGGAGATTCAAAGAAGATGGTGAGCCGATGTTTACACTTACTGGACAGGATAGACATGGAGTAGGAATAGATCCGCTCGGAGTGCTACGGAATGTTCGTAGTGATTGCGGAAAAGAAATACGCAAAGATTATGAAACTGGAAACATCAAAATCTCCAGACATGAATTCCTCGAAAGTGAAGTCAGAGATGATGGGGTAGTGAATACATTATCTACTGTTCAAAAAGATAACCAACTTGCAGTTAAGGTAGCCGAAGCAACAAAACAGGGTTATTCAGAGTGCAGAGTAGGTGTAGATAGCGTAAATTTATCTGTTCCGGGGAGCAAAACCAGAAGAGGAAGAGTAGGACAAGAAATCGCCAACACACTCGACACAAGTTGTAATCAAGGAATTTTTGTACAGGTATCCGAAGAACTGACTGTATATGCTGTCTGGTATGAAAAATATCAGTGCTACATAGCAATCCGAAGACTAACACCAAAAGAATGTTTCCGACTACAAGGTTGGACGGACGATTATTTTGAAAAAGCACAGTTCGTAAATTCGGATAGCCAGTTATACAAGCAAGCCGGAAATGGAGTCACTGTAAATGTGATTGAAGCAATTGCAGAAAAATTAAGATTTGCGTAAAAGGTGAAAAATATGGCTAAAAGACCAGATGCAGTAGTAAATAAAATTCAATTCGATTCAAGCGAGGTAGATATGGCACTTAGAAAACAAATTCCAGAAAAACCGATATTTCTACATAACAGGAGCGATACTTGTTCACTGTGGGAATGCCCGCAGTGCAAAAGAAGATTTACAACAACACATAAACCGGGAGTACTTGATGGGACAGATATATATTATTGCCCTAAATGTGGAAAAGCATTTGATTGGAGAGATTAATTATGCACATTGAATTGAAAAAGATAGATAAAGACACATTGAAAGTCGGGGATGTGGTAGGAGTTGCAAGAGGGGTGAGCTGCGGATGGAAATCATCATTCCGACACCAGTTAATTACTCCGGCAAAAATTACAAGAATTACTCCGAAACGGACAAAGATTGAGACAGATCAATTCGGAGAACATGATAAGAATGAGATTTTTTATGAGTATGATGAAAATGCGGAAAAAGAGAATGAATTAGCTATCATGTTTAAACAAATTAAAGATAGAAGACGTGCGTTTGAGGACTTTGACAGGAAATACGGTCTTGGTTCGATTAAAGATGAAGATATCCAAAACATGGCATATCACATGAAAGCAATTACAGAGATTTTGAAGAAATACAAGGAGTAGCAATGTTTGAAGAATTATATAAATTCATATTCAGATTGCATTACGGGATAAAGTTCATGCCGGAAAAGGATTTTGACGAGCTTTTATCTCGGTGTGACTGGGAGCAAAAGATGTATGCATTGTGCTTTAGATATTTGTAAACGTGGAGAAAAATCATGAAAGCACCTTGACAATTGAATATTGATGGTTGGAATGGTATAATTTTCGTATCAAATATACGGGGAGGAAAATGCCAATGAAATGTCCATTTTGTAAAAGCGAAAATACCGAAAGAATTAGTGGAAGTACAGCCTTAACAAAACGAATTCCAGAAAAAGTAAGTGTGCAAGGGAATGTAACCTGTACAGAACCTGCAAATATAATGTCGGTTGAAACGCAAAGGTATATATGTCTTGATTGCGGATTTGTTTTTGAAAAACTAAGCGAATCAGATTTGAAACAGTATAAAGAAGCATAATTTCATCTACCAACCATCAGTATTCGGTGGTTGGTATTTTTTTACTCATTTTTAAGGAGAAAGGAAGGATTATAATGGCGAAATTTAATATTGAGGTAGAATTGGACTGGGTGGATGTAGAAGACGGATATACAATTGATGAAGAAATCAAGGAGCAAGTTGTTAGTGGTATTAAGGATGCACTTCTAAAAAAAGCAACAACAGAAGCTGTGGAAGCAGTTGATGATAAAATCGCAGAAAAGATTCTTGAAGCAGAAGGAACGATACAGGCAACCGTAGACCAGTTCGTTGCGAATGTGTGTGAGGAGAAGATTGGAAAGATTATTATTCCGGAAAAGAAGAACACTTGGAGTGAAGAGGTAACGTATAAACCTCTGTCCGAGTATGTAGGAGAAAGGTTTGAATTGTTCCTTACAGAAAAGAGATACGATAGAGATGGATGCATTGCAAGTTTTTCTAGTGACAGAAAATTATCGGCTGCCGATCTTATTACGAGACAATATTTGGAAAAAGAACTTGGCACAAAAGTAGAAAATATGATTGCTACTGCAAAAAGAGAAGTGGAAGAAAGTCTTGTGAAGTCACTGGAACAGAAATTGAAAGAGAATCTTGCGAAAGAAACAATTGAGAGAATGAATATTCCAGATGTTTTGAAGAGATTCAGTGAGATGGCACTTGAAGATAAAGATGAATAGATGGCCAGGGAGAAAGGAACGAATTATGAGTACATTTGAAGAAAGAATAGTGAAAGCAGTAACAGATAAATTGAATGACGGAACAGTTGAAGAGCTTGTGTCTGATGCCGTGACTAAAGCGCTGAAAAGCAGTATCGAAGAACAGTTCAAATGGAATGGTGATGCAAAAAAGGTTATCGATGAAAAAGTAAAAGAAGTAATGACACCGACAATCGAAAGAGTAAATCTTGACGAATATACAGTAAAACTTGATACAGTTCTTACAGAAATCATTAACAGCACAAACCTAATTGACAACAAAGAAATCTTAGGAAACTTCAAGAGCCTTATGACAGAGCCGGACAAAGATGTAATCAGCTTGGAAGATGTATTCGAGAAATACAAGGAATATGTCAGCAAGAATCTTGATACATCTGACCTTGAAGTCTACACAGATGATGAACCACGATATCAGAACGTGACGGCAGAAGTAGATGTGCATATAAGAGATAACATATTCGGAGGAAGATTTTGTGATTTGGTTTTCAAATGCGAAGAGGATGAGAAACTGACAAAGGTAATTCATTTGTACGAATCGAAAAGCAATAGATTCTGTATCATGAGATTCAAAAGCGAACTTGATATCAATTCATTAAGATCCATAGATGAATTTGACATTTTCATGATGCGGTTAGATCGAGCGTTCTGTGATATCACAGATATTATGGAGATGTACGATGATGATGTCGAGGTCGAAGCCGAACCGGAAGCATCATGGAACTGATGAATACATGGAAGAATGCCCGGATTATGTAAAGGAGGATGAAGACAATGAGAATAATTAGTCAAGATGGAACGATTGATGTCACTTACGAAAATGCAGATTTGGAAAGAAAAGGGACAATAATATCTGTATGGACGCTAGATAACGTATATGGCAGTTTTGCAAGCTATTCCACCGAAGAAAAAGCGATCAAGGCTATGGAAATGTGCAGAAACAGGTACGCATGGTGCAAAATAAGAAACCACGGAATGAACTCACTCACTATGGCTATGAGTTTTCGGAAAACAGATGAAATAGAACAACTTTTAAAAACGTTTGCGGAGGAAAATATTTTTCAATTCCCGGCAGATGAAGATGTGGAATAAATGTACTGGGTAGACAGAAGCACTGGCGAGATCGTATCTGAAAAAGACAAAAGCAAACCTCTATGGGCATATTATGAATATTTAAGAGGTTATGGGGACGGAGTTATTATCGAGACTTACATAATAGGAGAGAACCCGCTCTGCCTGATAGATTTTGCATATTGTGTCGGCGATAAGTATGTAAATCTAAAAAGAGATTGCCATTTCAAAAATCACGGCGTGGATAGAAACGATGTTAGATTGTGCGCCATAATCGTTCCAGCTAAAGAATATGACGAAAAGATAAAAGAGCTAAAGAGAGGTGTAGAAAAGTGAATAAAGAGATCAAAAATGCAGACATAGAAAAAATTACAGTTGATTATGCAACAAAAGTACGAGAAACGGAAGAAGAGTTTATTTTTCAGACAATAACACCTTTTTGTTGCAACATTTTACTAAAAATAATATCCAAAAAGGAATTAAAAGATACACTTTTAAGAGGACAGCAAATGAAATGGATTCCATGCAGCGAGCGACTACCGGAAGAGCCGAAAGAAAATCCGGCGTTTGATGGAAAATGTCTTGAAGTGTATTTGGTAACGACAAAATACGGAAGTAGCGACCAAGACAAAGTATATCCATTTAGAGCTTTTTGGAATGGAATTAATTTCACGGATGGATGGCGAATTTTGGATGTAATAGCGTGGATGCCGTTGCCGGAACCTTACAAGGGAGAGTGAAAATAGATGCTAAAACCAAAAGTAAAAGCCAGAGAATTTGAGAAGTACGGATTTAAAAGATGTAAAGGGACTCTAAAAGAATCAGAGTGCTATTATCTCTGTATTGCAAGAGGATGCAAGATGCTGTTTGTCAGTGATGTATGTTTTGCCGTAAATGATTGGAATAAAGATGATCCACGGATACATAAGAATGCGAACTGCCGATATAGGGACAATAGAACCGCATTGGATATAATCTATGAACTGATTAAAGCAGATATGTTGAAAAGTGAATGGGATTGAGAAGAAAGCGAGGTGGAAGAGATGACTGAAAAAGAGTTATGTCTAATGTGCGAAAGTTACTCCGAAGACACAAAATGTGAACAACGTGATAACTGTAAGCTCATGGCAGTACTAAATGAAAACATAGAACTAAAGAAAAAAGTAAGTCGATTAAAACACCAATTGGATGAATCGGAATTAAAACGATCATACATGATAAATCCGAATGCAATTGGTGATAGACACGACATGGGTTGCTGGTAGAGAGGGTGAAAGAGATGAAGAATAAAGAGAAGTATGCAAAAGAGATTATTGAGATTGCTTGCAAATATGGTGCTGTTAATGAACGAACAGGAGAATTAAAGGGTTGCAGTGAAATAATTTGTGAACATTGTTTGTTCGGAGAGAGCGGCATAAGTAGATGCAAAGGAAAAATGAAAGCATGGCTTGAATCCGAACACATCGAAAATCCGGTGATTAGCAAGAGGGATAGAGCGTTTTTAGATTATATCAATGCGAATGTGCGTTATATAGCAAGAGATAAGGATGGCAGTTTATATGTCTATATCAGCAAGCCATTCAAGGTGTTTGATTATTGGAAAGTTGTTGGATTCGAAAAAAGCAAAAGTTTGCGAATGGTTGACATCGACCTCCCAATGGTCAAATGGTCAGACGAAGAGCCGTGGCTTATCGAGGATCTGAAAAAGTTGGAGGTAGTTGACAGCTATGAGTAAAGAAAATGATATTAGAGGATGCGCTTAATGATGAATGCATTGGAAGAAAAAACAAAGGAGAAGACGGTAAAAAGAAAGAAAAACTACTATTTGGTCAAAAGTGATGTATTAGGATATGCGAAAAGGAAGGGATTGATTAATGGCCGGAGTAAGAGACAAATATCTGAGAGGGGCACATAAAGACATCTACTACATAAGCGAAGAAGATGAAAAAAAGATGTTGAACGAATGCCAGAGGATGCGTGGAAACGATCAGCTTGAATTACTGAAATGGTGTCAAAATGCGAATAATGACTTGTCGGGCATATTGTTCTTCTCGCTTATCACGGGAATAGGATACGACTATATAAGCAAGCGTTACTGGATCCCGATTGCACGAAAAGACTTTCAGGGGTATCGGAGGAAAGTCTTGGATGAAATGTATAGGTGGATACTTTGGGGAGAACATGACGATGGAAAGATGGCAGAAAGGCTATTCGGAATAAAAAAACACAAGCACGGGAATACTACCGAAAAGGAGTGATGCGGATGGTAAGAATCTATGTGAACGGCAAACAGGTGACAAAAGAAGAACTTTCGAATTATGAAATCCATAACAAGGCGGTAAAAAGGATTCTTTCAGAAAAGTTGACAAAAAATAAGTGATATTTTAGAATTGACCTTGATAGAATCTTGGTCAATTCTTTTTTAATTGAAAGGAGAATTGACATGAAAAAATTAAATGTAGGTTATATGAGAGTGTCTACAGAAGCACAGACCGAAAAGTATGGTCTTGATGTCCAAGAAGACAAGATAAAGGAACTTGCCAAGAAAAGGGGCGTGAAGATAGCCAGATGGTATGTGGATGGGGGATATTCCGGGAGCAATATCCAAAGGCCAAACATACAGAAACTTCTGGAGGATGCAGAAGCCGGAGAAATACAGGCAGTATACATCTATAAGCTTGACAGAATGAGCCGTGATGTTGTAGATACTCTTACGCTTGTGAGTAAGCTTTTGCCGAAATACAATGTAGAGGTAGTATCAGCTACAGAGGATTTGCGGAATGAGACACCGATGGATCGTGTGATGTTGGGCGTTAATGCGGTCATGGGGCAGTATGAGCGTGAGGTTATCTATATGCGTACAAGAGCCGGGATGGTGGAACGTGTAAAGCGTGGACTGTGGATGGGTGGCGGTACGATACCTTACGGATATAGGTACGACAGGAACGATGGGATATTACATATCATCCCGGAAGAAGCGGAAAAGGTAAAAGCTATCTTTCAAATGTTCCGGGATGGGTATTCGTGTGACAGGATTCAAAGAATTCTCGGGATGCATTCGGAGAAGCTTGTATCGAATATTATTAGGAGAATAGCCTATGTAGGTAAAATACAATATAAAGGGAAAACATACCAAGGCTTGCATGAACCGATCATAGACGAAAAACTATTCTATGAAGTACAAGAAGAGATAAAAAAGAGATCCACAAATGCTTATGTAAGCAACAAGCATATGCTTACCGGGTTGTGTTATTGCGGAAAATGCGGTACTAAAATGCGGATGCAGAAGTGGGGAAAGTACACCAAGATAGTATGCTACTCACAGTACAAGGAAAAAGAGCATATATCTAAGACAGGGAACCCTTGCAAGAATAAAAAGGTGCGGGCAGATGTGGTGGAAAAAGAAGTAGAGGACTGTTTTAAACGATTCATCGTTAATGTCGAAGAAAAAGAGAATGAATCTGAAAGCACTCGGAAGATGATAGAAAAAGAGATATCACTAAGCGAAGCAAAACTGAAACGCCTATATACATTGTATGCAAGCGGTAACTCCGGTACAGATACGCTTGTTGATGTTATACAGACAGAAGAAAAAACACTGAAAAATCTACAGGAAGAGCTAAAGGCAGAAGACATCCGGGAGAAAGCCGGACGGGGAAAGAAGATAGAGAAAATAAAAGAGATGTCCAACGTGTGGGATACACTGACGGATTCCGAGAAAAACAAGGTGCTAAAAGAGTGTGTTGAAAAGGTAGTCATAACAGGTGATGACATAGACATACATTTTAGCATATATTAA